GCATCGTCGAGAAGACCACGAGCATAGCTCGTCAGCGTGGTTGTGCTGGCTGTGCCCGAGCCCGTGAAGTACGGGAGAGCGTCAGCAGCACTGGTCAAGCCGGCGAGAGCCGCAAGTTCAGCATCGTAAGCCTGAACGTCCGTGCCAATCACAACACCGAGGTTGGTGCGAGCAGTCGGAGCATCCGTCGCGCCCGTACCGCCATTAGCGACGGGAACAGCCGAAGCGTTCCACGTGCCAGTCGTAACCGTTCCGAGGGTAGTGATGGTGTTCTGGCCTACATAGGTGCTGGCAATGTCGACGCTGTCGGCGTTGACAGTGATCCTGTCGGCCGTGCCGCCCACGTCGAGGGTGTTGCCATTCTTCGTGAGACCTGCGCCGGCTGTAACCGAACCCGCACCACTGAACTGCGTGAAAGCAAGAGCAGTCGTGCCAAGAACCACCGCTCCGTCAGTCGTCAGAACCCAACCACTGTCGTGGTTGACTGTTCCCTCTTCGACGAATGTGAAGAGACCGGAAGTAACATCATCATTGGAATTTGCGTCGTCAGACCTCGACCAAGCTCCAGCGGCCACGACATAGATGCCGTTCTCGCTGGCGACAGTCTGGGCCTTGACGAGGACTCGGTTTCCTGCGACCACCGAGACACCGTCGATCGTCTGAGCGCCCGAGAGCGTGATGTTCGCTGTCGTTGCGGCTCTGACCGAATCTTTGACATCAAGACCTTGCTTGACGGCATCGACGTATTCCAAAGTCGCAAGCCTCTTGTTTCCAGCGTAGACGTCGCCGCCCACGTACAAATCAGCACTGTCGGCAATTCTGACGGCGCCCGATCCGTTCGGATCAAGCGTGAGGTCGCCGTTGGCGTCAACCGAGCTGATCGTGTTGCCGCTAAAATTAATATTGTCTACTTGACCGACCCTGTAAGCAAGACTGTTCCACACTGTGGAGCCGTCGCCAACCTTCATCTTCTTTGTGTCCGTCTCCAAACCCATCTCACCCGCGGACAATATCGGGTTGAGGCTTGACCAGGTAGCCGCCAAGCCCCTGCGTATCTGAATGATTGTCTCTGCTGCCATTCTTTTTTCTCCTTGAGTTAATACAAGTTTAGCTAAATCGCATCTAGGTCTCCACCATCTATGTTAGTAGTGTTGGCCTGAATATATGTATTCAAGTTCGTTATTTTTTCCGCAGGAATCTGTGGAATGTTAGCGATTCTTATTCCTTGTTGAGGAACCCATACCGCTGGAATCGTAAAATTTTGTCTATATTTCACGAGTGCGGAAGAGTTTTGCAAGGTTCTGTCTTCAAGATTTTGAATCTCAGCATTAGCAGAAATTATTTCCGCTCTCATCTTTAAGGCATCGGCTTTGTCCCTTGCCATGGCCAGCCTTTTTCTTGCATCCATTTAAAACCTCCTTGTTTTATGGATCACCTTCTAATGATATATACGAGCGTCACATGTTGTTTCGCGACCTAATCTCTGCTATAATGTCATTTACTCAAACAATTGGAGAAAAAATGGGAAACATCCCGTATAATTACAGACTCGGCCTCATTGAGGCCACCAACTATGTCCTTGAAAACTACCAGATCAAGTTTTTGGGTAAGTATGTTTTACTCAAGCACCAAAAAGACGGATCGCATGAAGAAATAGGGCACTGGGTTGGTAGTTCTCTGGTGTTGGACTCCACAAATGAATTAGATGAGAAGGAAAGCATTAACGCGATCAGCGTCTGCTCAACTACCACCAAAAGAATAGAAAATGATATTAATGGAACATCGATATAAAATAGTAGGCATCATTTCTGCCATCGCTTTTTGCGTCGGATATTTGATCGGTTTGAATTGGTAGCCCCACGTCAGTCCATAAAAATATCTTCGTTAGGTTTTGATTCTCTACTTTTGTTCTCTTCATCTGCTATCATTTTTTCTATATTTACTAGAGCGCGGCCCACTTCGGTCTTGCTCATGTTCTTCATAGATCTCGAAGCCAAGTCCAAGATCCAATTTTTATTGATGTCGCCTCTGGATGACTTATTTCTATCCATTTTCTCTTCGGCTACGGACGCTTCTCGCATAGCAACAATCAAGTGTTTCTTCACACCTTGCATGTGATGACTCGTGCACGCTTCGATTGCCCTTCCTATAATTTTTTTCAATTCTTCGTTTTTCATTTTACCATCCGAATTCTTTGAGTATCGGGCTGTTTCTTCTCATATCTTGCTTTTCGTCTATAGAGAAGTTGTCGCTTGGCGATTTTATCTCGAACCAGTCTGAAACACCACCTTCTAACACTTCTTTTTTTATGTCGTCCATCGGCCCTCCCTTCTTTAAAATGGATTGTTCGACATATTCTACATTTAAGGGCATACCCCTAATCCTTTCATCTCTCACATACAACGCTAAGCACAATGCCATGATGGCGTCGTCGTGCTTTCCCTTTATGGCTTCGGCTCTCTTTTTCTGCGGGCTGTATATGAATGTTTTAAGCTCATTGACCAGACGGTGGCTGTTTATCCTCACAGTCCCATTCATTAGTCTGTTCTGCATCGCCTCCAAGAATATTGGTCTGTTGGACGGCCCCATCTTGATTCCTAGTTTCGTGGATGACTTTTTACTTTCATAATAGACAGCCTCGTATCCCATGTCGTTGCTTAGGCTATTGAGTACCGCACCTCCGACCGAGTTGTTTTCCACGACTACTGTGGCCGTGTTGTAATATATCCCGATTTGGTTGATTATTTGCGCAAATATGTTCGGCGGCACCAAGTTGCTATAGAATTCACACACTTGCTCCAGGCTCACGGCGTCTATTATTTCAAAGCATGAGTTGTCCCCGTCTCTGCCCACGCCTTCCGCGCAATCGACTCCGATTATGTACTCGTGACCGGCCATTGGCTCCTTCCATATCCATAAAGCACCTTCCTCCCACTGTTGTTTCTGCTGCGACTCGTTGGTCCATTTATTGAAGGCTGTTCTTACGGGCACTGTGCTTCTGGCTCCTCTGTCGTATTGACTTATGACGTTAGAGGAGATGTAGGTGTCGCCGGACCCGAGGAAGTCTCTCAAGACTTCTTGTTGCCAGCCCTTCTCTCCGAGATTGGCACGCATAGCTTCGGCCCATTCCGGATTTGCGTAGACCGGGTGCTCCCAGTAGTCCAAATCTATGATGTTAAAAAAGTTTCTGCCCGCTTGGGCCTCGTGATATGTTTCCTCATACCAGTTCCCCAACCCGTTGACAGTAGAAATTATTTCTATATGTCCGCCCGTTGCGATCACCGGATACATCGCTTTCCAGTGTTCGTCCATTTTGTCTATGAAGGCGGCCTCGTCTATCATAATGTAAGTGGCTGACTTACCACGAGCCGCCTCTGGCGTGTAAAAGCATATTTTTGATCCTACGTCGTTAAAACTCTTTTCGTGCTTGGTTATGTCTGCATTGTTTTTGTCGTACATCCAATAGGGGAAGTTGTCCATTGCTCTGCGGGCTATGTCACCGGCGGCGAGCGCCTCCCTGTCCGTCTTTGACAAGAAATATATTTGCTGGTCTTTCTGGAACATGCACTTCCACAAACCCCAGAGAACAGTTACGGTGCTTAATCCTCCCTGTCTGAACTTGGATATCATGTTAAACCTATTGACGTCGTACTCGTTAATGACCCTCCTCTGGTACTTGTAGAGCACGAATGGTATGGTTCCGAATTTGGGGTGCAATATTTTCACGTACCGGTGACAGAAGTAGAGAAAACTCTTTGCGCACTTTATGACTTCTTCTATCTGCTTATCGGCGGAGAAGGAATTCAAGTCTTCTACCTTCTCGCCGACTGGAATGTCCATCTCGTACTGGCTCAACTCATAGAACGAAGAATAGATTTTGTCCCATTCCGGATCCCGGACCATTTCTTTTGTGTTTTTGAACCTAAAATAGAAGTCCTCGAAGGACTCTGTCGGATATGCCAGCCCTTCGGGCATCTGATTTTTTCCATTTTTCATCAACGTATTATATGTAGTTCATCTACATATTCGCATGAAAAACCAAGATGATCGCAACAAAAGATTATTCACTTCAAGTGTCGCCACATTTTGGATTTTAAAATCCGCCCTAGGAGGCATTATTTACGCCACGGCAGCCTTCTTCACGAAGCAAGGTTGGGAACGTTGGAATACAACTAAACTTTTTGATATTGACCGATTCCGCATAAACAAATAACATTGGCGGCCATGAGGTCACCAATGTATAAATACATTCTAAACAACATAATACCCGCCGACGATCTCCACTGGGACGACTTTGAAAATAAGTATGTTTCCCTATCTGAGGATGAGACGAACGAGATCATCTCCGCTTGCTTGAAAAACGGAATAACGGAATTGGAAAAAGTCACCAAGGTCGTAAATTGGGCCGGTAGCATCCGAATCGGCCAAATACTTTGGAAAAATTATATCATGGGATCCGTGGACATATGCGGATTCGATGATGCCGGCGAACCTATGTTTTCTATAAAGAAAGGAAATGAATAATGAGTATTGATGAATTTGTGGCTCTTCTGAGCAAAGATTTGGCAAACGAATACAGCCACTGGCATTTTTACATGCAAGCAGCCACGAATGTTAAGGGGTTGCACCGTCAAGAACTGAGCGAGTTCTTTTTAGAACAAGCTGAGGGCGAGATGAAGCATGTGAACGAGTTCCGAAAAGTCATCCAAGGCCTAATCACCAGAAGGGAATTGGCCGCAAAAGTTCCCAATTTGGTGGCTTATTTCAAGGATGGACTTTCTTGTCCTAAGGCACTTTTGCTTGCTGCTTTAGAGATGGAAGACCAAGTTGTGAACAATTATGTGACTAGGATTGAGCAAGCCTCCTCTTTGCAAGAAAATGGCGGGCAAGATAGGGATGATGGCAAATATGTAGAACTTTTCTTGGAAGACCAGATAATGGACAGCAGATCTGATGCTGACAACATACGTGAAATGCTAGAAAATGCTATTGACGCATAAGATTATTGTGATAAGATGTCTCGAAGATGATTGATTACCTGAACTTTATGAAAGGAGTTCAAACATGTCGACAGGTTATTGTTTGGTCCGAAACCTTCCCGTCTGGAAGTTCTGCTACAAGGGAACCCACAGCAAGCCCATTCGCACGACCATTGCGGTCATTGAGAACAAGGGCAATGTGGTGAGGGGTTATGTCTTGCGTCGGGGCAACGTCGTTTGCGCCCGACTCCAGGATGCACCCATCAGATCCTTCAAGAAGAGCGAAATCGCTTCGGTGAAGGACGGAATGAAGTCCACGCTTAGCAAGCACCCGCTGGCCGATCTGATCGTTCACGGCGCTTGATCTAAGTAATTCGGACAACCACAACCCTCCTGGCGTGCGCCAGGAGGGTTTTTTTGTACCAAAATCCAATTTTTTCTTTTGCTCCTCCTCTAAATAAATGATATAGGGCGTAAAAACAAGGAGGACGAAAATGTCTGAATTTACACTTGATGACGGAAGAAAGGCCGAGAAGGTTGAAAACAAACCCGATTCTTTGACAAAGGTCACTGAGGTGTTTGTCGAACCCAAGACCCAGAAAAAACTGGCCCAGCGTGTTATCGAGCATTATTGTGTCTGCGATAGAGACACTGAGACTTTCGACGAGGTCACTGGCGAGGTTGTAAGCAGAGTCTCGGAAAGAGTCTGTTGCGACCAAGGAAGAGCCGAAAGTTTGTACTCTGTCAAGCCCTCCTCTGACAAGTCGCCTATGCAGCTCATTGTTGAGGACAAGATCAATTCCAAAAAGCGCTACGATCTGTACGCGTTCGCTGCCTTGGTGGTCTTGCAAGTTTTGGTTTTGGCCTACGTCGTTTTCGTGATGTGATCACTTATTTTTCTGTCGTTTATCCCGCAGCCCGGACTTCAAAATCCGGGCTTGCTTTTTTACTCTAGCCCCCATCTAGATTTCATCTCTGCCCACCAACTCGCCTTTATTTTTTCGGATTCTTTGACTTGATCTTCAAACTCAATCTCTTTTTTTCTTCTCTGTATTTCCTTCGCCTTCTTGTACAGCACTTCTATCCATCCCTCCCATTCATCCTTCGGAACATAGGATACGATTTCTCCTTTTATCTCTTTATAAACGACGTAGCCTTTGTGAAGTACGACAAGTTTTGCTTCTGCATCGTCGTACTTTATCTCGAGATGCATTCCTCTACTGAGTCCGTCAAAGTGCCATCCCACATTATAGACACCGTAAGAGACCGGATTTTTAATCTGTGCCCACTCGTCTGTTTCAGGCCTTACGTTTCCGTCTAGATCCATAACCGGAATGCTATTCATGAATTCCGAGGTGCTGACTGGCCAAGGACTCTCTTCTTGTGATTCTTCTAAATAGTTTGTGTCCACATACGCCCCGCCCTCCGAGTGAGAGACTATCGGCTGGCCCATCATTTTAAGAACTGTCCCTATCTTGCCATTCTGGCCGATGAAGCCCTTCTTATTTGCTTCTACGGTTCTTTGCTCCCGTATTTTTGCTTCCAATTCTTCTTGTTTCGACAATTATATCTCCTGTGCAAAAGGGACACTTCTTGGCCGCAGCATTAATTTTCCCACAACAGTGCGGGCACTCTTTCAAGTTCGGAGCCTCGCGACCAACGATCCGACCGACCAGTTTAATATAGAGCAAGTAGATTAGTATCGATATCAGTATGAAGTCAACAAACACTCCGAAAAAGTTCCCGATTTTAAAATCTAGTCCTTTTGTCGGGGAGAAAGTCCATTCTCGCCACCCCTCGCCAGTCTTGGATAAGAGAAAGGTAAACAAAGGCATTACGAGATAGTCCGATATTCCATATACAACTTTGTTAAATGAGTTGCCTAGCATTATTCCAACCGCCAACTTTAACATATCGTCCTTGAATGCGAAGTTCTTATACTCGCGCAACTCTTTCTCGCCTATCATTGACTTTATTTGTAATTCTGCCTCTTGGTTTTTGCGCATTGTTGAAAATTATTTAGACATTTTGATCGTCAATATCTAGATATATTTAGGACAAACAAGGAGGTTGCATGTTCAAGAAAATGTTTGAGCTGTCGTCTTTTGAAAGGATTCATACGGATATTGCCCGCTTTTTGGGCAAATACAAGATCAACGATCCGACGACACCAAGCCTTGTTGAAAACATGACTCTCCCCCAGCCAGGTTTATTGAAGTATGGCGTCAAGGGTTTTAATCCTGTTCCAACAAATGAAGACGAGGTTAGGGCTGCTAATTGCCATATATCGGTGGGCAATTGCATAGGTAAAGTTCAAAATCAGTTGAAGATCCCGGTTAAGAATTGGGCCGCCACAAGTCTTCTTCAAGTGATTCCTACCGCCGGATCTGACTTGAATGCCTACTACGATAGAGCATCCCTCAGGTTCTTCTACTACAGACACGACGGCAAAAACTATTATTTTGGCGACTCGCAAGACATCGTGACGCACGAGTTGGGCCATGCGATTCTCGACGCTATGAGACCAGATTTCTGGAGCGTCCAATCCTTGGAAATATGGTCTTTTCACGAGGCCTTTTCTGATATAGTCGCTATGTTCAACATGATGAATTACGATGTTGCCTTAGCCGCCGCACTCAAAGAAAACAATGGAGACTTAAGAAAATCAAACGTTATATCTAGACTTGCCGAAGAAGTCGGCATCTTGATCAGCAAAATCTCCAAAGACAGAACTTGTTTGCCTAATTCATTAAGGGATCCTGCCTTAGAAAAATTCAAATACATAAACCCTGCTAGCCTTCCTAAGGACGCCCCAAACAATCAACTTGCCGCCGAGTGCCATAGTTTTGGAAGGGTCTTTTCTGCTGCTTGGTACGAGATTTTTGTTCGCATCTACGAACAACAGAGATCCTTGAAGGTGGATCCTATTTCGGCGGCCAAGACGGCTCGCGATGTCTCGTTCTCCATAATGGCCCAAGCGATTCCAAACACCGGACGAGTTGCGGACTACTTCTCCAACGTGTCAATGGCTATGGTGGCAGTCGCGTCTTCTAAAGGGGCGACTTATGCCAAAATTGTCAAGGACGTGTTTGTAGAGTGGGGACTCATAAAGAACGAAGGTGTCAAGGCCTTATCTAATATTTCTTGGAAAAACATGGCTAGAAACCTCAAAAAAAATGACAATGTCTTTAAAAACAGCAAGATCACTACGGTTTGCGTCAAAGGCGAGAAACTTATGAAGGCTAGCGAACTTCCCATCGTTTCGGGACTTTCTTTGGGTAGCGACTTTGAAATCGAGGTTCCTAATGACAAGTACTATGAATTTGACAATAAGGGCAATCTCACGGCCGAAATAGGCCCGGACGAAACACAAATCAAGGAGTCCGCTGCCGCTTGCCTTTTGGGTATATCGAATTCCATAGGCAAGGGAAAAATGTGGTATATAGAGAACAATAGGCTTCAAAGAAGATTTTTGGCTTAAAGATGATATATAATCGCCGAGAGTTTCTGGGATTGACTATAATAGTTCCGTCACTAGAATGCGTATTAACAGGAGGCTTTTGAACATGCGTGATGATTTTGAGAGTCAAGTTGAAGATATTTATGGAAATGACTGGTTCCACGACTATTCGTCTCTGCAAGGCAGACTAGACGACGACGAGGAAAATCATCAATACGATGAAGACGAAGACGTCGAAGAAGGCGAAGATGGCATCACCGACTGGGATTGGAAAGAAGCCTCCGAAGAAGATGATGACGAAGACGATTTAGAAGAATTGGAAAGTGACGACGACGACGAAGATGAGGAAGATGAGGACGAGGACGACGACGACTGGGACGATGAAGATGATGACTGGGATGATGAAGATGACTGGGAAGATGAGGACGAAGATGAAGACGAGGACGAAGATGAGGATGAGGATGAGGACGAAGACTGGGACGATGACGACGATTGATTAATTTAAGAATCCTATCAAATCAGATTCTTGAATTTTATCTGAGCCTATCACCTTCAATATGTCTTTCAACAACTCACCATTCTTGATTGCTACTATTAAACTATCCTTGCTATCTTGGTCTTGTCGGCGGACCAGCGGACTGCCGTCGGCGGCGGTGAGTGGCTCATTGTTATTATCATACTGAGCCGTCAGTCTTTCTATAAAACCCTTTAGTTTCTTTCCTATTGATTTATCTCTTCCTAAAAATTCATAGGCCGATTCAAGCAACTTGTAAATTGCCGCTATAATTTCTTTTGTATTTTTCCCTTCATACAATTTCTTGAGTAGGTCCTGTTTCTTTGCCTCCGATCTTTTTAATTCCTCTTCGGGATCTTCTTCTGCTGTCACCGAATCAATCGGCTTTTCTTTCGCTTCTTGATCGGCCGCCGGTTTAGATTCCTTATCTTCTTCTTTTTCGGGAGGGCCGGCAGGCTCTTTTTGTGTATCTTGACTTGCGACCGTTTGCTTAGATTCTTTGTCCTCCTCTTTCTTTGGGAGATTTGTCGCTACGCTTTTCCTTGTTCGTGTCTTTTTCTTTGGCTCATCTTTTTCCGCGACAGCCGAAGTAGTTTTTTCGGGCAGTTTTATGTCTACAACATCCCCTCCGGTCAGTTCAGAGATGATTTTGTTGAATTCATTATCTGAAAGGTACTTCACAGCTTGTCTGAAGCGACTGATCAATGATCTGTGGCCCTCTTTCTTCCAAAGCCCTGTGAAACTGTCTTTAAACTTTATTCCAACTCTATTTGGATCTTTTAATTTTTTTTCCACGCTGTCGTCGTCATAGTCTGTATCAGGCAATATTGAAATCCAAGCTATGACCCAAGGCATTTTTTCTAGCATAATCTTGCCGTTTCGGTTTAGCCATGAAGTTTGAGGCGTCAGTGTTGCGGGCGCGCTCTTTCGAGCCGCTATAGCCTCGCGAATTGCTTTTCTTATATCGGTCTTTTTTGTGTCCTTGGGTTTTGACGCATCTTTAGTGGCGAGTTTCGTTCCCGCCGCCGGTTCTGGCTCTTCAGCCGCCGGATTGTCTTCTGGTGCGCTTTGTGCGGTAGATGCTGTCTGCGCTGTCCCCGCCGCTACCGGCTCCTCTTCGCCCGGCTCGGGGCTTATTGGCGCCGTCTTGGGCGAGGGACTGGTTTCCGGTGCTGGTGACGGTGCGTCATCGGACGTTTCCCATGAATCAAGAATCGAATGAAGTCTGCTTTTCAAATCCTCTGCCGCCCTTCTTATAACTTGAACTAGACGCAATTTCTCAGTTTCCGAACTATCTACTTCATTTATAATCTGCTCAGTCGCCCCAACAGCAGACCTCAAGACATTATATTCCGAAAGAGTTAAGTTTATTGGGCTGCACGATTCTGCTTGAGATCCCAAATCGTCTCCAAAACGATTCTGCCAATAATAGGGATTGTTTTTTTTATCGTCCCTACCATACCGTAAGTTATAGAAGGTCCCCTTCAGCCTATCCCAGATGCCCCTAGGTTGAACTCCGGGTCTGCCCGTCGTCATGCTAGAGATGATATCGTTGACCCATCTGTCTACGACCGCGTTTATCTGCTGTTTTATTTGGTCTTTTGTCATGTCGATGTATATATCAAGGCTTCACCAATGTTTTTTTGCGTCTTATCGGAATGCCTTTTTCCTTATTTTGAGGAACTGGCGGTAGTGTTCCGTTCTGGTTCTTCGGGTCGGCCTCGCTTTTGCCTCGATAATCTGCAAATGCCCCCACGTATTCCGTGGGACTTTCCAACGGTGGGACCAATCCGCCCGATACGCCGATTTCCACGAGCCATTTTTTAAAGTTCACTTTGCCTCCACCCTCTCCAAACCTTCTTTTCTCCGTAGGTTATCTAAAAAAGAACTCATTCGATTGAACGAAAGCACTCTTAATTCGTAAGTGTTGTCATCATTTTTTTTCATGGAAACTATGTGTCCGCCGCCTTCTGCAACGACATTCGCTATTGTTTGGTAGCCTACGCCTTTCTCCGCAACGATCTTGATACTTTTGGACGCCATAAACGTCAGCGTCCCGGCAGCCAAAAACAAACAAGCGGCTATCCCATACGCAGAACGGCGGAACCAATTTCTTGGTTTTTCGTCACTTACAATCATCCCCATGTCTACAACCACGCCGTCACCCACGGACCCGCTTTCTTTTAAAGATTTGATGTACTCCGGAAGTTGGCTGAGAGGCATAGGGTCGTTTTGCTGATTCATTTTTGTCCTTTGTTATTCCTATATATGACGGAATCCTATCAATAAAGGGACAAAAAATGAAAGACTGGCACGGCATAATGAAGGTGCTGGAGATAAGGCACCTCTCCAGAGACGGCGAAACGCTTTACGAGGAGAATGATGTTAAAAACATCCTTCATTACGCCGGCGAAGAAATGATCTTGAAGATTCTTTTTGCGGGATCGCCCGTGCCTTCTAGCTACTACATCGGATTGGACTCTAGGAGTTCGTTTGATCCATCCTTGGGAATCGGCTCCTTATTTGGCTTCGAGCCAACGGACAACGCATACGAACGACAATCTGTTCAACCCAACGGATTTGATGTCGTTACCACTGGTTCAGGACACCGTCAAGCAAACAGCCCCGTTATATTATTTAAGGCGGTCGGCGGAGCTTGGGGTCCGGTTAAAAACATTTTTCTCACGACTAACGTTGGTTACGGAACAAGCAACATTCTTATTTCCTCCGCACCGCTCAGCAAGACCATAACTGTTCAAGATGGAGAGACAATTACAATGAAAATGGGCATGGCATTGTCAAGTTGTTAGGGATCCGAGAAGTCTTTTCACGTCTGCTATTTCCACAATGTGCTGGGCTGAGTATTGAATTCCTTTTGTTCTTTGTTTGGTTTTTTTCACTTCAAACCTCAAATAGCCGTTCTTCAACTGATCTGCCGAGGGCGGCTTTGGATTATTGAACCACCATTTGTCTCTTTCCTTGAGGAACAACGTTCTTTCTTCGCTGGACCATAAAGACATGCGTTCCAAGTTTAGTTCTTCCGGCGGAGACCAATCTCCATTTCCGGGAAGAAATATCTCAAATCCCTTTTTTGTTAAGTTCTTCAACTGCGCGATATTTCCGGAATTGTGAAGTTTGTAGACGCAGAACACCTCACTTGCAGGTTCGGTCGTGTTGCCCGTTTTAGCGTTTACCCAGACCGGAACACAATGACCCACGACCTCTACGCATCCGTTGGGCTCTAATAGAGACTTTATTTGTTCTTCGGTTAAAAACACGCTATGTGTTACGAATAGGGCTAAATTATTCATTTCTTCTTAGGGTATATACTTATAGCATGGAGGCTAACAATGAAAAGGATTTCAATTGTCTTCTGTATTATAGCGTTTTTAATCATAAGTGCCAACCCGGCATATTCCCAAGTTCCGGTTCATCCAATACTGAGGGACTCTGCCGTTCCCGTGGGCTTTTCGCCACCCAAAGAACAAAGGGATGAGCGATACAATAAGTTTCTTTCTGCTTCGGTTAAAATATCTGTTCAATCGTCTTCTGGGTCGGGGACCATATGCTACTATGACCAAGAATCTAATTGGGCATATGTCATATCTTGCGGCCATATTTGGCAAGGGGAGAAGCCCTACGACCGCAATAAGCCTGGTAAGGCCCAGATAATCACATGGTACAAGAACGGTGTTAAACTCCCCCAAGTGCAATCGTACGAAGCCGAAGTGCTGTTCTGGAGTAATCAAAGAGGTTTTGACTCTAGTCTCCTAAGATTTCACCCAGACTGGAAGCCTCAATTCTTTCCAATTGCCTCGAATTTCGAGGCAAAAAAAGGTACTATTTTGAACTCTTTGGGATGCGATGGAGGCTCTGAGGTTGCAAGGTATGAAGTCAAGATCCTTGAATTTAATGATCCCGATATAGTCACTGAAAAAAACAGCCCTAGGCCCGGAAGATCTGGTGGAGGTCTTTTGACAAATGAGGGAGAACTCGTGGGAATATGTTGGGGAACTTCTGAACTGGATGGAACCGGTATAGGATTTTTTACCCCTCTTAGTTCCATAAAGACCGTGTTTTCCAAGAATAAGCACGAATGGATTTTGAAAAAGAGGATGTGTTTGGAGTCCGTGCCGATTTACGACTGGGATAGATATAAAAGAATAGAGGATGAGAACTTCATCCCAATGCCTAATTTTCTTTTGTTTTGAAATTCTGGGACGGTCAAAGACTTTTCAAGTCCCCGTCCCAAGATATTCTTTTCTTCGATCCTCCACTTCTGAAAAATGGGCACATTCCGCGATATTCGCAGCGATTGCAGTGATTGCCCGTATTCCCGAAGGCCTTGTCTGGATCGTGGGAACTTATTGAGTTATAAACATCCAATAACTCACGTTCTATACTGACTAGGGATTCTTCGCTGTACGAGGCCGGAAGCAGTTCTTCTCCTTCCAAGTAATACAACGCCGCCTTTATATTCGCGGCTTCTATTCCGAATTCTTTCTGCACGACCCTAGAATATATCCTCAACTGCGGATCGATTTTTATACTGTGCTTGTTCTCTCTGAAAGGCCCAGGTTTAGTCGTCTTGTAATCTATGATCCAAGCCTTCCCGGCCTTGAGGATTATTCTGTCTATAAATCCGGTTACGAACTTTCCATTCGGAGGATCCAAGTCGTACTTGAACTTATGCTCCGTTATGCCTTCGCATCCGATATTCTTGTTGAGATTTTCTATCGCCCGAATATGCCCTGGCATCCTTCTCTTGTAGTCGGACGGTAACGGAGGCGCTTTTTTCCCATCTTCTATTTCTATCTTTCCCTTGAGTACGTCGTTAGATACCTCTTTTAAACTTCTTGCTCCGCGCTCTTGAACATGCTGCTCCGCTATCTTATGGACGATCTTTCCGTAAACGAAGTAGAATTGCTCGTCGCCTGGGTTGGGGATCTTTTCGTGATACTTCAGTTTGTACAAATAGGGGCACTGATCGTATGTTTTGCCCCGAGATACAGAGATGTGTTCTATATTCATGCAATTAGCAGAGGATCAGCATTGATTTTTTTATTCCTCTAGTCTAGGATTATTTCAGAAGGGTACACTGATGTCAATCGATTTTGATAAGTTTCTTTCTTGGGCCGAATCCAGATTTGACGACATTGCCGTCAAGGGTGATGAAATTCTCGTTAACTCTATATTTTGCGAGGATCGCAAACGCCATCTGTGGTGCAATCCATCAGGAGGGAAAAATAAAATAGAAAACGGCGTTTACCATTGCTGGAAATCCGACCAGAAGGGAAGCCTTTTAAAACTAGTCATGCTGGTCGACAAATGCTCGTACGATCAAGCCGTGGATACTATGGGCGCTTCCTCCGGCGGAAGTCTAGATAATCTGGAACGGCAGATTCATGAATTTTTCTCCTCCAAAGAGAACAACGAAGATTCACACGAACCGGAGGAAAAAAACTCCTTAGAAATTCCTCCGGGTTGCTACTTGTTTGACGATTTGCCCTCCTCTAATTATTTGAAAAAACAGAGCCTTGAATATCTTCAGAGTCGCAAGATAAGCCCAGAGGGCTTGTTTGTATGCACCTCCGGACGGTACAAGAACAGAATAGTCATCCCATACTATGACAACAAGGGATCTTTGATCTACTATAACGGAAGATATGTGGGCGATCCTGGAACTAACCTTAGATACCTAGGACCGCCCAAAGAACTCGGAATCGGCAAGGGCGACGTTCTGTATGTCCAAAAATGGCCTAGCAAAAACGAAAAAATATACATCACAGAGGGCGAGTTTGATGCCATGTCCCTATTCCAGTGCGGCTTCTATTCGGCCGCCTTGGGGGGCAAATCCTTGACAGAAAACCAAATGAGGATGATTGATGGATACATTCCGGTATTGTGCCTTGATGCCGACGAGGCCGGAAGCCAAGCTCTTCCTAAAATGGCCAATTTCTTATTCTCCAGAGGAATCAAGAGAGTGCACTATGTCAGACCATGCAAAGAGTACAAGGACTGGAACGGCTTGCTAGTGGCAAAGGGCGATAAAATACTTCGCGGCTATGTAAAGATGCAAGAAAAGCAGTACAACAGTTCCCTCGGCGGAGGTGACTGGGAAAGCACGAAGATAGCCATCAATAGCATTATTGGCTGATCTTTGAATCCCTTGCCATGCTCTCCAAGGAGTCTATGTCAACATACGGACTTTCGGGCTCTTCGTTATTTTTTTTACTTTCCGACTTGGCTGCATCTCTGATCGGTTGATTTGCCTTCTTGTACTCTTCTATCAACTCCATGTCCTCTGGCCTAGAAGGATCAAGTATCTCCTCCTCAGATATTGAGACTACATGATCCATCAAGAAAAAAGTGCGTAGTTTTTTCTTGTTATTCCACTGCTCAATAAAAATTCCCTTCTGACTTATTTCTATCACTCTTCCGACGAAGTAGTGAAATACAGGCTGGGGAAATGTCTGCGGATTTTCTGACTTGAAATCTCTGTTTGTTGGTACTGTGAAAATCGTGCAGATTCTGCCGATGAAGTAGTCTAGGCCTTCTGGTTTCATCTGGGGTTGTATTCGCCGATCTTTTTCAAGGACATGATATAAGAATCAAATCTGTGGAACTCGCTCGAGAGGTATTCGAGTTTGCGTTGCTCAAACTCCGTCTCTTCTTGATCGCCGACTTCAAATATAAAATCCCTACCTTGCCGCCCCACGACCTTGTGCCCGTGCATAAGAAGATACGCACCGGCACCCAAGTCACTTACTGTCTTTTTCATTTTTTCTCTCTTTCTTTCATTTCGCGTTTTCTGCTGCAATCAAACAACCCCTTGCTACCGAGTAGAGGGGATCGCTCGGCCTTATTACCTCTCCGATTTTCATAGAAATCTTAGACTGCTCCAAGATTTTTCGGAACAAAACATCAAAGCCCTTGGGCATGCTCGTTCCTCCAGCCACAACAATGTCTATGGGCTGCTCCGAACGAGCCTTATTTCCTGCCTCTTCCACACCCTTCTTTATACCAGATACGGTGTGTTGGATCATAATCTCGTACTGAGACTTTATTGCGCGCTGCACTAGACTGTCGGGGTTTTCTACCGTCAGATCCGCGTGCATTTTCTCTTTGTTGACATAGGTCGTTGTTTCCTCGCCCAATGCCTTAGAGGCCATCTTGTCTATCCAGTCGCCGCTGTTTACTATAGAAAACTGGAATATAGGGGCTCCGTACATTGCATAGCAAAGATTTACCATTCCCGCTCCGAAGGATATTCCCACGCCGGTCCAAGCCTTGTTTGAAAGTTCTGCGTATACAAGCGCCAATGCCTCGTTGATCGGGTGCGGGTCTACAGAATAGCCTTTCTCGCTCCTATATGATTTAAACATCGCCTCAAGAACTTTTCCGTGGTAATCTGCGTCTGTCTCTTGGTTTATGGCGTTAGCGGGAACGGAGTAATACAAGGGCGTGCCTTCTTCCTCCACTTCTCCTATGAGGCTGTGACACATCACGTTCATGATCTGCTGGGCATATCTTTCCTTCGGATTGAGACAGCCGTCCTTCATAGGCCGCTTCAACTCTATCTGGTTCATGGTGTACGCCATATTCACCGCAGACTCACCTAGGGCATACGCCAGATTTGATTCGGGCTGTTCTATCAGAGGAACGCCAGCGTTCTTCATCATGTTAAAGACGAAGCGGTTCTCCAGGGGCATCTGCAAGAAGGCGTTGACTTCTCTCTTGTACGAAAATTCATTTTCGTTTGTGCGCTTACAGCAAACCAAATTATAAGTCCCGCAATCGAAGCCACGTGCTGACATACTTTTCTCCTTATTTTCCGAATTTTATCTTGTTATTGGGTGTGAAATCTTGAATCGCCCAGTCTATTTTTTCTTCTTCTTGTTTCGCTGCGTGCGAAGCAGTTCCTACTCCCGCTCCCGACAATACTTGAAGATTTGATCCGTCCAATTTTATTGTGAGTTCCAAGGCTATGTTCACAAAAACTTCGCCATTTTTTGTTACTACCCTCGCCTCTCCTTGTTTGATCAAATTTGGCATGAATCGTTCCGTTGTTTGGGTGCGAAGCACCAGTTTATAATAGTCCCAACTTTATTGTTTTTGAGGGATTAGGAAGTCCCGATAGAACTCACAGAAACCAGTATTTGGACTGGAACATTTGCTGACCCACTGGTGTTGTCTATTTCTATCGTTCCTATCGTTATGTCGCCCACGCTGAACACTTGTGTATTTCCTGCGGCAAGGTCTATTATGGCCGAATTTAATCCATTAAGTCTGACCTTGACTCCATCTGTTTCGCTCTTGTTGGTTATCTGAGCAAAAAGAGCCCAACTCTTGGAATCTCCCGCTATGTCCGCTTTGTTGTTTGCGTAGGTAGACCCCACGGCGGCAACCAAGTCATATACCTTCGGGTACGTGTTCCCAGCTATTTTGTCGCTGTATATCGTGCCGTCGTCCTCCACCACCTCTATAAAAGCCTCCTCCAGCGGGACGTTGGGGTACGCAAAGCGTTTCCAGTAGTTGCAGTCGACGAAGGTTGCTCCGTCTTTTAATTTTCTGTTTATCCTATTGGGTCCCGTTATGTATGCCGTTCTCTGATTGTCATGGACATCAAGAAGGCCTTGTCTAGAATTCGTGAGTCTCACTCTAAAAACACTCATAGTTCCTCTTTTAAGTTGTAAAGCAATAGTATATAGTACAGACATCCGGCGAATTAATGCCTTCTGTCAAAAGCACACTAGGTTGATAGGAGGACTCGCATGGATAAAGAAACAGTAGAAAACGACGTCGGGGAGGCTATGAAGGCCTTCCTAGATCAGTTCGGCGACATGGACATTTATGCTCAGATAGTTCTGGAAGAGGTTCTAGGAGAGTTAATCAATGGCAAGTAGTTTGTATGTATACCTCGCAAGGCTAGACAAGAAAGGAATGAAAGTCATAGGCGCCTTACCCTTCGGGCAAAAAGTCTATGCCACTAAGGTAGTTGACATAGAAAAACTAAACTTAAAACCAGAATTATCCGCAAAAATAGCCAAGGAGGCCTACGAAAACAGGATGATGTACGAACTATACCTCGAGTCTGCTGATTCTTTCGAAGATCTCAAGCGATCATTGAGAAAACGGGGCTACTCAAGTCTTCCTATGAGCCAATTCACAGGGTTTGAATTAGCGACCTCTGTCAACAAAAACGCCTTGGTTACCGAGTCCTCTACTATGTTGAGAAGAAATTCAGACACTAAACGATGACGTACTTCTTGTGTATGTAAAAAGATCCTGATTTAACTTCTATCAAATATTCGTCTCCATCCACCTTTTTTATCGACCCCCCATCCTCGACGAATTCTTTTGCCATTTTCGGAACCCTTCCCTCCTCGGGAATCATATGGTCCACTATCCTTTTGGCAGAAAATTTTGTCTCTACGGGAGACCCCTCTAAGCTTTGATCCATACTCGCATCAAAGTCACTCTGTGATCTCATCCATTTTTTGAAGTTGTCTGGGTTCAAATTTAAAAAATCACTCATTGCTTTCCTTGCTAAAAAAAGACGGCAATTCGTCCTTTTCTATATACGCAGCATTTTCATATTCCACTCCGGAAGAGCAATCTGCTGTCTTTACTCCCGCCTTTCTCAGCCAGTGCAATTGCTTGTCTATGATGTGCTGACACATTATCTGTTGAGGATATTGATATAGTCCGTTCTTCATTTTGATTGCGCCTGGACGATCGTCCTCAAACGCTTCGTCACAGCACAAAAGAGCCAGTCTCTTCACTCTTTTTTTCCATGCGAAACTGATGGCCGCGCATATGGGGTTTCTATAATCGTCCAAGCACATGTTGTTTTCTTCGCTACCTATGCCAGAATAATTAACATCCGGCGATGCTTTATAGAAAAAGGGCTGGTTTCTGTATTCCTTAAAAAACTTAGGATTGGTTTTTGTCGAAGCAATTAAGTTTGGATAGTATCTGTGCTTCTTTGGCAAAAAACCCACCGCCTCTGGATAGGGATTATTGATCAAGTAGAATGTCATTGTTCTTTTAAACTCGGCATCATTGCCGACCATATCCCATTTTGCAAGGCTGCCGTTCACACCTATTGTCTTTAACAACGCGTTAGGCATCGACGCAAGTATCTTCTGCTTGTCTTTCCATCCATAACCATCTGACATAATTATCAAATTATCCATAGAGAAGTCGTCCGCGTCATCCATCGTCATTCCGGAAACTCTCTGGTTTGAGCATTCATTACTTAAAAAAAGTTGTAAATCTCCGTCGCCTAGGCGATTTATGTCTATTGGCTTTGCTGGGAGACAGAGATTCCTTACCCACACGCTATCAGCCAAGACATACTCGTTATTCTTAAATTTCTTGATTCTCATTTTTTGTTGCAAGGGACAAGGGCGAAGCAAGCTTGTTCGTCGCCGCCTAGAAGATTTGACGCGTCAAATTGTATCGGAACAGGTCCACCCTTGTAAACGAGAGGTATTTCAAGATTTTCGGGGATCTCAAGGCGAGCGACTATTTCGCTTGGCATCTTTACCTCAATTGAGTCAGGTATGCCTACAACTCTTATGGTCTCCGGTATTTCGGATCCATCAATCCTTATAACGGAAGGAAGGTCTATTGGCACAAGGCTTATCATTCCCGGCAAGGAACTTGTGTCTAGTTTAATAGAATTAGGTATTTCGGTAGCATCAACTTTTATGCTCTGTGGTATTACGGCTTCATTGATAATCTTTATTTCTTTGGGAAGAGCGTCAACTTGATAGAGTTCTATCTTTTCCGGAAGATCGGATCTTATATTTATGAATTCCGGTATGTCATGTTTTACTTGTATTTCCGGGAACTTAGGAACCACTATCTTTATTTCTGAAGGTATCCCTAGATCATTTATCTCTATGTCATAATCTTGTGTATTGAAGTCATCAACGAAATTTTCGTCCAAGGTCATTCCTCTTCGGAATGGTGCGCCCGGCGAACTGCTGGGGCATTGCACAGTGACCACGCACTCTACGGTCGGCGCCGCGCCCCAAGTGACACTAATCGTCGGAGGACTGCCCCATTCGAAACTTCCTCCTACTTTGGGCGCTTCTCCCCATGTGAAACTTCCCGATACGGTCGGAGGACTACCCCAAGTAAAAGATGCTCCTTCTATCTTTGGAGGGGTCCCCCAAGTAAATGAACTGCCTTCTATCTTCGGAGGACTACCCCAATAGAACGAACCACTCTCTATCTTAGGAGGAGTGCCCCAAGTAAAAGAGGCTCCTTCTATTTTCGGAGGAGTGCCCCAAGTGAACGATCCGCCCTCTACTTTCGGAGGACTTCCCCAAACAAATGAGGCGCCTTCTATCTTTGGAGGAGTGCCCCAACTGAAAGATCCACCCTCTATTTTTGGAGGACTTCCCCAAACAAATGAGGCGCCTTCTATCTTCGGAGGAGTGCCCCAACTGAAAGATCCACCTTCTATCTTTGGAGGAGTGCCCCAACTGAAAGATCCACCTTCTATCTTTGGAGGAGTACCCCAACTGAAAGATCCACCTTCTATCTTCGGAGGAGTACCCCAACTGAAAGATCCACCTTCTATCTTCGGAGGAGTACCCCAACTGAAAGATCCACCTTCTATCTTTGGAGGAGTGCCCCAGTAGATTGAGGCTCCTTCTATCTTTGGAGGTTTCCCCCAATTAAATGAACCTCCCTCTATCTTCGGAGGAGTACCCCAACTGAAAGATCCACCTTCTATCTTTGGAGGATTTCCCCAACTGAAAGATCCACCTTCTATCTTTGGAGGATTTCCCCAACTGAAAGATCCGCCTTCTATCTTTGGAGGTTTCCCCCAATTAAACGATCCACCTTCTATCTTTGGAGGATTTCCCCAACTGAAAGATCCACCTTCTATCTTTGGAGGAGTTCCCCAACTGAAAGATCCACCTTCTATCTTTGGAGGTTTCCCCCAATTAAACGAACCTCCTTCTATCTTTGGAGGAGTTCCCCAACTGAAAGACCCACCTTCTATCTTTGGAGGTTTCCCCCAATTAAACGAACCTCCTTCTATCTTTGGAGGAGTTCCCCAACTGAAAGATCCACCTTCTATCTTTGGAGGAGTCCCCCAGTAGATCGAGGCTCCTTGTATCTTTGGAGGATTGCCCCAATTAAAAGATCCACCTTCTATCTTTGGAGGAGTCCCCCAACTGAATGACGCTCCTTGTATTTTTGGAGCAGTGCCCCAATTAAATGACGCTCCCTCAACTTTTGGCGCTGGGCCGAAATTAAAGGTGGCGGGCGATACCTTGGGAGCCGGGCCGAAGCCAAAACTGGCTGGGCTAATCTTTGGTGCGGGGCCAAAGTTAAAATTGGCTGGGCTAATCTTTGGTGCGGGGCCAAATCCAAAACTGGCTGGGCTTATCTTTGGTGCGGGACCAAAGTTAAAATTTGCTGGAGTGATCGTTGGAGCAGGACCGAAGAAAAAACTGCCCGGCGTTATACCCGGAGCAGGACCAAACGTAAAACTACCCGGCGTTATGCCTGGGGCAGGACCGAAGAAGAAACTACCCGGCGTTATGCCTGGGGCAGGACCGAAGAAGAAACTACCCGGCGTTATGCCTGGGGCAGGACCGAAGAAGAAACTGCCCGGCGTTATGCCCGGAGCAGGACCGAAGAAAAAACTGCCCGGCGTTATACCAGGAGCAGGACCGAAGAAAAAACTGCCCGGCGTTATACCAGGAGCAGGACCAAACGTAAAACTACCCGGTGTTATGCCCGGAGCAGGACCAAACGTAAAACTACCCGGTGTTATGCCCGGAGCAGGACCAAAGAAGAAACTACCCGGTGTTATGCCCGGAGCAGGACCAAAGAAGAAACTGCCCGGCCCAATGTTAGGGGCTGGACCAAATGTGATGGTTGGTATTATAAATGGAGCCGGTCCAAAACTAGGTACGCTTATAGTTATGGATATTGGAGGTATAATAATACTAGGTACGTTTGTTGGAACGACGTCCAAGCAAGGGAACATTATCTGCGGCAGTTCTATAGGAGGCTGCGGTACTATCGGGGGTATTGTGATGTTTGGAAACGCTGGCACTTGCGGTATAGGAAGCGTAAATGGCTCTCTGGTGGGCGTTTCCGGAACTTTAGTGAAATTTCTTGATTTTGGAGTCTGTACCACTGTGCACGTTGGACTGACGACAGTAACGACAGGATCTATGGTCGCACCGGCAGCGTATGTGTAAGTTCCCGATTGTGTTGAATTCGTTGATTGTCCGTCGCCAAAGTCTAAAGTGAAAGTGTCAAATGTGCCATTTATAGAGATCCGATACTCAATTGTGGTTCCTTCACAATTGGGAGTCCCCTCGGGCAGCACGTTTGTGTCTAACACCACATCGACGCAATACGCGTCATCCAGACAAATAGGTTGGTTCTCAAGCTTGGTTATTTTATCTTGAAGTTCAAAAATGTACTGCTCGACCGCTAAGGTTGCATCCACGAGTTGATTGTGGTGTTCAGCCATCACGAATCCTCTGACCCACGAGCCTGAAGGATTAAATTTCGTGGGCTTTCCTCCTACGCTTCGGGCACACCTCTTGAGTTTGAAAACTTTGCCCTCAAACTCAAAAGACAAACCGGACTCGGAATATCCGATTCCGCTTCTGACCACCTCTATGTTTTTCACAGATCCATTAACAACATTTGCCTTTAACTTGGCCCCCGAACCGGCACCCAATATCTTTATTGCTGGATTTTTGTATCCAAAACCTCCGCTTAGTACAGACACGCTCCTTAGGGAGCCGTCTTCATTAACTTTTGGATTTCCAAGTAAAGCGCCTGCGCCTTCGACACGAGTCTTCTCCACGGCGTCGTAATAGAACATCTCCCCTGAGATGTTAGCGAATCCGTTGTCTGCCCATATTTCGTTCTGGTTAGGCCCCACAGGCTCAATCTCTATCTCTTCTCCCCAAGCCGAACTGTCTTTGGTGGTCTTGGCTTCGCTCGTGTTATACACGAGGAATAGAGTCCTGTCGGAATCTATCGCAAGGGGAAATGATGGTTGAGGGGGAAATCCTGTTGGCATGTTTTCTCTTTTAGGTATCTATCAATAAACTCCCATTTTGAATTGAGCCCCGGAGGGTCTTGTCTTCGCCATGGAAAATGTGAGATCCGTGCCATTGAATTTAATCATGGCTTTTTCGCTGTAATCATAACTTAAATAGGCTATTCTGTCACCATCAGAAGCGGCCAAAAGCGTATTAGATCTATCGTCAAAGTTTGATTTTTCGGTATCTTGTACGGATCTGAAAGATAAGGACGAAGAATTTGCGCGTCCAACCTCCCATGTGAGTGAGGTGTCATTCCAAGCACATATCTCTCCGGAGTTGTTGAACATGAATATTCCATTATTCAAAGCGACGAGCTGACCCTCTAACTTGACCGATCCTATCATATCAGGGAGTTTGGTAATTGTTCCGTACGGATCTGAAACTGTTCCTTTTGTTTTGTAGAAATCTGATATTCTAAAAAACTCATTTACTGATGAGTTTCTGAGAATGTATCCTATTGAGTCTTTCCATGCCGTCCTGTATACGGCGAAATATCCGTTTGTGGCTACTTCGTTATCATCAAAATAAGAGGGATGATCCAATAACTCGTCCGCTCCATTCTCGAAACTGGCTGTCGTAAGATCCACGGGGGCAGAAGCCGACTGCGATAGAATGTCGTAGTCTAATCTCTGGGCCAACGCTTGGTTTTGACTTGGGGTTGTTGCGGATCCTTGACCGAATATGAAGTAGGTTCTGTCTTGCGAATTTAACGCGGCCCAATTCCAAGGTCTGTTGGTTATTGAATTTACGTTATCATAATGATCGTCGAATGCATTGTACTTTTTGATATTTATGTTTTTGTCATCTAGTACCGAACCACCCGATGCCCACATTAAAAGAGAATTGCCCTTGTTTCCCGAGCTAGATGTCCCAGCAAGTGTAAACTCCACATTTCTTCTAAACTCTTTCTTTGCTTTACTGTATGTCCCTTCGAAATAAGGCGCTTTGTCGTTCTCAACGCCATCCGAACTTGTATTTCCGTACGACAATGGACTCTGAGACAAAAATGAATCACTTCTGTTCAAAGAAAGCGTTTGATTACCCAGCGTCTTAAAGGTCTCGCTTCCAAGAGCGAATTCATAAGCTTGCAATATGCCGCTACTGTTGCTGTTAAGTGTCTTGAAATTAAATAACCAAAGATTCTTGGATTCTATTATGTCTATAGAGTCCTTGTATTGGGTTATCCGGTAAGATCCATATTTTGTATCCACACGAAGAATTAAATCGTAGTATCCTCCCAAGCTGTATGAGGCTCTTGCTACATTAGAGTTCGTGTGAGGCAGATCGTCCCCAAGAGACCAAGTGTACTCTTCTATGGTGTCCATTGGAGTGCCCAAAAGTTCCCCGCCGTATGTATACCCAAGATTATCAGGGTTTTCTCCGTCTGGAACCTCTATGTTTATGAAAGCGTTTGCGATTGATCTTATCTTCGGGTATATTCCGTTTGCCAAGTCGCCTTGTCTATAATTCTGGGACGCTCTTGGTATTATCTTTATTGTGGCCTCTTCCGGAGCGTCATTCTTAGCGTTGATTAACTTTTCAAACACCACTTCGTTTTCACCGTATTGGTTCTCCACAGTCAGTTTCACTGTATATAACCCTGGCAAAGTGTATGATTTTGTGATTTTCTTACCTGAAATCTCCACGCCGTTTATTACTTGCTCCCTAGAAGTGTATTCTTCCATGGTTTGCGAGACGATCTCTAGAGAATTCGACCCGTCGCCAAAATCCCAAGTGTGTTTGAAAGGTCCGTCTCCGAGTCTAACACTTTCGTCATTAAATCTGACCTTAAATGAAGGACTTAGCCTCCCGATTGCACTATCCACTGTGAACCAAGCCTTCGGAGAAAGAACCAATTCGTTTAAGAAGTTTATTCTAGCGGTTATGCTCGTTTCACTTGGAGAGTATTTCGTCCCAACAAATTTTTCTATCTCGACAAGAGCATCTTTTAGATAGTTGTGATGAAGGTTAAGCACATTCATCGTAACATTTGTTATTTTTTTAGGTTTTGATATCCCCAGTCCGATGAATTCCGGAAGTAGTTCCATTTCATTGAAACTTGTAGGCGTTCTTGAGTTATAGTAAAAACTCAATGCTCTCTTGTCTATGTCGCTGCATTGCTCTGTAAGAGTTATGATTCCGGTCGGCGGAAATTTTTTGATAACCTCATAGTCTCCTTCCACCAATATGCTTGTGTCTCCTGGCTTGTAGTCTTCGAGAAGTCTTACTCTTAAAGAATCATGGACCAAGAAAAGATTTTTATCGGTATCCAAAGAATTCGGAAAGTCACTGGGTTTGGGTATGTTTGTCATGTTACCTCCAATGACTCGCTCAAAAACACCCTTCGAATAACATCGCCCGCAAAACCTACTAGTAAGGATGGCTGATATAGTCCTTTTTCAAGGTAGGTCACTTCCACAAAGTGTTTGTTTTTGTCTAACTCTACATATTTTTGCATTTCTTTGCCATCTATCTTTACTTTTCCATCAAATACCCAAAAGCGTTGACGAACATCCCCGTCAGTTTGATCCATGAATAGGTAAGTTTTTGCACCTGTTCTTTTTGCATAGAAGAATGCTTGCTGCTCATCCTTGGAAACTGTTATGTAGTTATTCTTCGTAGATATGCCTTGGGCTCCCGAACTAGTTATCAGATGAAGTTTGACGGTATACGTACCTTCTCTCGTATAGGTGTGCGTTGGGTTTTGCTCGGTACTTTGCCCTCCGTCTCCGAAGTCCCAAAGGTATCTTATTATGTCTCCCTCTGAGAAACTCTGAAATCTCACAGAAACGCCCGGCTTCATCTTCTTGGGGAATGCTCTAAACACCGCCCTTGGCGAAAAAAACTTGGTCTCAAGATCCTTTAGTTTCCGGTTCAAAGATCCGCTTTCTGGAAAATCCTTTAACCCAAGTTTTTTCTCTATATTCAACAAGGCATCTTTCACTGCGTTGTGAGGTTCGGCTGTGACGGCATTGGTTGCCCAAGATCCCGAAGGCCATTGATTTTGCCTCGAACCAGCAAACCCTCTGATCAAACCCTTGAAGGTCGTTTCTGTTTTCGATTCATAATAAATCAGTTCGGCCTCGCCCGGTCGGCCGGCAGGAGGTCCGACTCTGATCAAACCCTTCCCAGGAAAAGAGGCAGTGTTCGCTACGATGATCTTCTTTCCATTAAACGGCAGTCCTGCTACAAGTTGAGTTTCCGCGTTGTTCTTGACCTCATAAAGGCTGTCTTTGTCATCCGCAACGTCCGGAAAAAGGGACAAGTTGCCCGCAACATAACCCTTGTCCAAACTCGAAACTCGTTCAGCCATTATTGTCTTCCCTCTATTCTAGAATGATTCCTAGCCTCTATCGTCTGGTTCTGTATCTGCTCCAGAATGCCTATCATCTCTCTTCTGGTGGACGATTGTTCGTCCAATGCCAGAATGCATTTCACAAGTTCCAGATCGAGAGGCTTCTGCAAAAGAATTCTGAGTTGAAGTTCTTGTGCAAAATTCTCGTTCCAGAATTGGGCGTTGGATTCAGGATCGTCGTATCTTCTTAGGGGCTCTATCTTTTCCAGCTGCTGGTAAGCACTCATGAAAAAACTCATTTCCTCTTCGGTTTCTTTGAGTTTCTTCTTCATTTCGTGGATCGAGTCCAAAAGCGAATCCTTTTTCCGAGCCAACTTCCTTTTTTGAATGGATTTGTACTCCCTATCTAGTTCATTTTTTGCTTTCTTTTTTTCCAATGCCGCCGTTTTCAGATCGATAATTTTACCTTCGTCCTCCGCCTCTTCTATCCCCAAATTCATAGATTTTAGCGAACTTCTTCTTGCATCTATCTCTCTGAGGCACTTCTGGAGTTTGGCTTGGGTGGTCAACTCCTTGCCCAAGATGAAATGCTTTAATTGATAAAATGTATGTCTTGTTGAGACGGGTCTACTTTCGACCAACTCGCACGCTTTTTGATAAATTTCACTTGACATATAGCCTTCCTTTCATTAGTCTCTAGTCTTAGTAGAGGACTTTCCCGTTAGAATTTGAAATAAAGGACCCCCCTTGAACAGGCTGAAAAATCAAAGAGTTTACTTGGCTGGGGCGATGGACAGGGTTCCCGACAGAGGCGCCGGATGGCGTGCCAATATAACTCCCTTCCTAGAGGAGAAAGGCTCGGTAGTCTTCAACCCCCTCAACAAGCCGAGCGATATCGGACTTGAGGATGAGGACTCCCATGTTCTCAAGAAACTCCTTAAGGAAAAGGGCAACTATGATGAGTTTTCCAATATCATGAAGACGGTCAGAGCCATAGATTTGAGACTTGTTGACATAAGCGACTTTTTGGTTGTAAACCTTGATCTAAATACTCATCCATGCGGCACGCTCGAGGAAATTTTCCTTGCGAACAGATCCAAGAAGCCGGTGGTGGTGCACATGGAGCAAGGAAAGAGACACACTCCCGACTGGCTTTTTGGAACGCTCCCCCACAGCATGTTTTTCTCCACTTGGGAGGAGGTAAAGAACTATCTCTCCCATATCGATAATGATACTTTTATAAATTCCGAGGGTCGGTGGAGGTTTTTTAGTGACCGGCCACGCCAAAGTTTGGCGCACCATCCTGCATAATCAGCAGATCTTGATTCCAAGTATGGCCTTAAAATTCGCCCCCTTATCTGTCGCTTCCATGGCCCAAAACTCCCTAGAAATTTTTAGAGGGTTTTCCGAAAGATTTCCAATTTCAAAAAAGAACTCCTTGTTCAAAAGTATCCCGTTGAGTGTACATTCGTCGAATGTGCTTAATATTCTTGTAGGAATTCCTTGCCTATCAAAATTTATTACAATCGGGAAAAGCACGTCCTTCGGACTAGAGATCCATTTGGAGTACTTATACTGAATGTTTTTGGGCACCCAAGCACCCTCTACGACAAGCATATTCCACCCAGATGAAGCGTGTTTCATGCCATTGTTGATCAAAGATGTAACAGTCTGACCTCCCCTAAATGCGGGACAAACTTCTCTCATCTCTTCTAGTTGAGGCTTTTTTATTCTCTTCTCGACAGAACATATTATTTTCGCATCTTCGCGATAATTGTTCTTTATTGAACGCACAGTTCCCTTGAGCCTTCCTATATTTGGCTCGGGGGATATTATTACAAAGTTTATGTCTGGAGTGTCTTTTGGAAAGAACATGATCTATCAACTGGGTTCGATTAGGTGGGCGTGGGCGTGGGCGAAGTTGTCGGAGTAGGAGAAGCCGTTCTGGTGGGCGTAGGAGAAGCCGTTCTGGTGGGCGTAGGAGTGTTAGTTGGAGTTCGGGTTGGCCATGGAGTGCGAGTCGGGGTATGCGAAGGCCATGGGGTGCGTGAAGGGGTAGGTGTAGGCCCGGTTCCCGAAGGCGTTGGCGAAAGCGATGGCGTAGGAGTCGCACCAGTTCCGGATGGTGGTGGTGGTGGGCTCATGGGAAACAAATAGGCTTCATCAAAGTCTATTCTGATCACATCGTAATTCGTCAATTCCCTATTTAATTCAAAGACTCCCGTTGTGTGGTCTTGGCTTTTTATATATGTCGGAATCCACGGAGCATTTGGATCGCTGTAATCAGGTACGTCGACTCCCACCTTCGTCAATCTGAAACCATTTACATATACACGAAGCGAATCCTCCTCAAAAGGAGTATTAATGGCAGTCGTCTTGAAGATCTTGTAAGTTGGAGCGGAAGGAATGTCATATGCAGGCATGAAATCGTAGTGATGCTTATGCGCTGCTTCCGGAGGAAATATAGAGTGGGCTTTTAATATGTCTGGAGCTTCAAAGTCAAAGAAAATAGTTGGAGAGTTTCTTATTCGCAGCGTGCCGTTAGTACTGTTGGGGAACAGCACGAAATTTCCTATGGTCGGGAGAGTGTCTTCTATCTCGATCTCCAACTTATTCGATCCCTTGGCGATCTCGGACAACTTGCTTCTTTCCTCCGAAGTCATCCTCACGTAATCCATACCGTCTGGGCCCGTCCCGTCCGAATGGTGCCCTATATTGTGAAGTGACTTGTCCACGGCCCCAGCCTTTATGTCACCCGAATCTTTCAAAGACGCGTCCAGCCTATTGCTAAGCGACCCAGCGGTTCCGCAAGAACCACGCAGTATGTCCGTATTAGCATCAACTTGAATGTTAACTAAACCAATCCTTGTCAGTATGTTCTGCAAGGGAAGGTTATCATAGAGGTAGTGATATGGCTGATTGGCTTCATATGTTACTTCTGGAATGCTGTTAATCTGGGGCATTTTTCCTTACCTCTTTAGTTTCCACAGATTATATAGGTCTAGTTCAAGAAAACTGCTCCACTCCTCTTCTTCGTCCGAATCTGCCTCTCTAGACCATTCAAGGACAGCCCGCCAGTCATCGCCGTAGTCTCCAAGTATCTCATCGCCCTTCTTTGCATCCTTGATAAAATGGTATACACACACCATTTCTCCATTTTTCTTAATGTACCTTATTTCTACGTTCTGATCCTTTTTTTCATTGGCGTGGTTTACCATTCCTCCGTAGCCCATGGGGATTATGTGCTTCTTAAATGAATCTGCATAATCCGCAGCAAACTTAAATGTATTGGCGTACGAGGTGCAGTGGTCGGCTGGAGAGTCTCTATCCACTAAGACACCTATCACCTCCAAGTGACTGCCTTTTTTTATTTCCTCGGAGGCAAAAAGTCCCAAGCCGGCATTTAGTTGAAGAGACTCTTTGACATAGAATCTTTTATCTTTTTCTTCAATGCTAATCAATGAAACCCTCCTTCAGTGCGTCGTTAACTTGCTTCATTGTCGGCCTATATCCGAGATGCTCTGCAAGACAGTCCAAGAAGTGGTTTTTTATGTCCGAATGAACGGCTTTCATCATACTTTTGTTAGGTGCATACTGGTTCACTTGATCCAAAGCTTCGTCATCCAGAGCCCAATCAAAAATATCATCTCCGATCATCAGCACTTTCTGGTCTCCGACCTGGTTTATGCTGAATTTTTTCATATAAACGAAAGCCGCCAGTTAAATGTTATCTGGGTCTGGGCTGTCTTGGATATGCCCGGGAAAGTAGCCATACTATAAAGGTTACCGTTCTGCATCATTAAGGCCATTTCGTTAAGATCATATCCATTGCCTTCGTCAAAGGATACGACCGATGTGAATATGACTTGCGTACCTGTGGCCGCATCTATATTTGCGACTACTGGCTTGTTGACTCTCGCCGCGCCGAACAAACCGTTTCTATCAGCAGACACGACCTTAGGCGAACCTCCGGTCGTTCCGCCGTCACCGAATATCATTCGATTCACGAAGAAATCGAAGTCGTCGCCTATCATGTTAGCGAGAGATAGAGCCAAGGCCTCCCTCCCGGTTTGTAATATCGTGTTCCTAAATTCTATTACTTCCTTTGCGCCGTCCTTACGCTCCACAATTGCTTGCACGTCGCCCTTGCATTTCATTCTTTCTTCGTTCATATTTCCTCTCTGTATTCTATTTGGAATTCTATATTCTCGTTTTGTCCCACCATGTCTACTGTTTCTCCCGAATTGGCCGAATTCAGCACTGTCAAGGTTCCCGCCAAGGCGTTGTCTTGGGAAACTTTAATCGTGCCTTTTCCGGATCGGTCTACGAATTCGAAGACATTGCCGGATACGGATGGAATCTGCCTTTCAGCCACCGAAAGGCCGCGCTTCGAGAATTTGTAGATCGAGAAGGTAGCATTTTGGCCGTCCAAGGTAAAACTCTCCATAGGTCCGTTAAGGATCAATGTGGAGCCGTCTATCTCCGCAATAGAATAGTATTTTTGATCAAATAACACTAAGAAGTTTTCTTTTACGTTATCCGACCTTATATTGTCCGGGTTTTTGTTGGCCCCATTAGATATAGAAAGATCTTTTTCTATGTTGGACTCAGCCTCTAGCACAATTCCCTCATAACCAAACTGCCCAACCTTGTTTTCCATTATTCTTCTGTAGACTTTGATATTTTCTCCGCCGACTGATCCCTCGTTGTAACCCTCAATATAAAATCCATTTTCGCCCGTCTTGAATGACTTTATTTTGTATCTTTTCATTGCGGCTGGCAATCCAATATAGACATAATCCCCTATTTCTAAAACATCCCTCATATTCATTACTGGATAGTTAATTTCAACAAATCCGTAACTCGCAGTGTTTTTTGTGCCCGAAATAGAACTTTTGACAATTTTGGTCCCGTCACTGAGCTCCCAGCCAGATATCGGACTTATTGATGTTTCCTCTGAAAGAAGCAAAGATCCGTCTGGCATTATGTTCTGAACCGCATATTCCTTGTCTTGATGTCTGAACACCCATATGGCAGCCTCAGAAAGGCCTTCATCGACGTCATGCTGCGTCGTTATCCCGAGCATCCAGAAGTCTGCGTCTTCGTCGCTGAATGTGATTCGATTGGATTGTGTTATGTCCACGTTCAAATCGGCAATCTTGTTGGATATTCTATACTCGAACAACGGACCCACAGACATGTCGTCTACTATGCCGTAAATTTCTGCGGAATTTCTACTGAAGTTTGAAATCGTATAGTTCTTGACTGTTTTTCCGAGTACTTCAAGAAGATTTTCGCTCTCAAAGGGATCTAAATCTGGATACTGGGTGTTTATGTTAATGGCTTCAAATATTTGAGTTTTGTTCTTGAATAACGGATCGTTTAAGTCGTCTTCTGTGCTTATCCCTGAGGGCTGCAAGACCACCCTCTTGTTACGCATAATCCCCGATCCGTTCGTAATTGCCATCGTCATGTCCGCTAGTGCGTTTCTCTTTATGTTCTGCATCTCCCGTTTGTCCATGTCCCTGTTAAATACATGTTGTCCCTCTCCCGCAAGAATCACGTCCTCTGCTGCGTAAGTCACTAAAGCCTCTATTTTCTCCTCGTTCGGCTTCACAAACTCGCTGATGGACCCAGAAAAATTGAATGAATGTATGACTGCATGCATGGGCATGAATTCTTCTGCTACCCGTTTGGCTTCTTGGAGGCTTTCGTCGGACAAGCTCTCCACCTCAAGATCAAGGCTATATTTGCTGCTTTGGCACTGCCCACAAGGGTCAATAAATTCTTTGTCTATGTCACAAGGATCCATGCTGTCTCGTTTGGATCCGTTGTACTCGTCCATATTGTATGCGTTTTCGCTATACGGGAACTCTGTCCTGATCCTTCCCCATATTATTGGGTCTGCGAGCGGATGTCTTACTGGAATAAGAAGATCAAAAAGATCGTCGTCTTCTTCTATCAAGCGCGTGTTCCAATTCTTTAGAGGATATGCTTGCTTCCTTTCGTCTCTATCATCCATCAAAGGCAACTGCCTTATGTATTCCTCTATATTTCTCTCACTTGATGGAATTTGTCGAGTCTTGTACAGCACTCGTATTGAATCACCCTTTTTGAGCCCATCCCCAATCCAAGTCATTTGCCCATTCGAAAAAGTCACATATGACTCGCTCCAGCCTGCGGGAGCAACTTCCGGCTTGAGATCTTCCCATTCTGACCCAGCCTTTCTTATCCAAAGCCCGAAATCTGAGTCGCCTTCCGGAGTGATTCCTAAATCAAGAACGATATTCTTTGAAAGATCAAAAACATTGGATCCCGAATAATCAAAGCTTTCTTGAAATGTATATTTTGATACTATCTGCCACAACTTAGTGATTTTCAAAAACTTCATGCCCGCGTCTGAAAAGGCTTCTCTGAGCCCTACCACGCTCCCCTTCTTCTTAAAGTTAGGAATGGCTTTTTTTATCTGTCTTCTCCACAACGTCGGATCACTAGACTTCAAGTTCAAATTGAACATGTTTGCAAGCAATGGAAGGAGTTGTTCGTGCGTCGCGTTAGAATCCAATAGATCTATTATCTGGTTTGCCATGTCTTCCAAAGAAGTGAAACCAGCAGCTACGGCACCGTTCAAGCCTCGCATTACCTTTGGAGTTAGATCCGTGTCCGATATTACCGTCTTGAACATATCTGGGGTGTATCGCTCAAGAAGCGTGTCGTACTTGTTAGGATTTGTGAAGTGGGTCGGTATACTGGTCGTCACTAAAGTGCTACCATCTAACGAGAAAAACATATGAGCTGAAACAACATCCCCAGCCAGATTGGGCATCCACGACCAACATATAAAATAGTCACCTTCCCTGCACCCGTTCGTGTCCCATTCCAAAATGAACTTGCCCTCCACGACTTCATTTCCACTTTCGTACGGAACGAGTATGTTGTCTTGCTCTGTTTTAGTTTTTAATTCATTCGGAACCATTTGCGGGTTCAACCACGCCGGAAACAGTTCATTGGTTTCTGGGTCCGTGTATCCTCCGAAAACCTTAACCGCAACAGCCTCTTTGTAAAAAAACTGAGATGCCATCTTGGATGCATCTAGTCTGTTCTTTAAAAGCCTAAGACTCTCCAGTGACTTTTCTGTCGGAGCAGCAACCGGATCGGACGGGGATGAGAACCTTAAAAAATTCAAAGAAGAAGATCCAAGAACGACATTGGCAGAATCAAGAACCCATCCTGTGCTTATGTTCGCTATTCCTTCATCCACAAACGCATACATTCCATTCGTCACTTTGTCTGTGCTATTGGCATCTTCAGATCTTGACCAAGAACCACTCATCACGACGTATATGCCATTTGATTTTTTGTCAGATTGATCCTTTACAAGAACTCTGTCCCCCTCAACTACTCCTATTCCATCTATAATTTGCTCGCCTAAAAGTGCGATTTCTTCAGTAGTCGAGGCTCGAACATTTTTTTTGGCTTTCGAACAAATGTAGCGTTTCAAGGTTTCGTATTGTTCCTTGAGGCTCTCATTCACTGTCTCTTTTTGGTACTCAGTTGCCGTGGGATCAGTGAATTCTCTGTTCACGAAATATATGGTCGCATTTATTACTTTATAAGGCGTGCGTAGACACCCCTCTCCATCCTTAGTCTCTAGTATGAACTTGACTTGGTCCGAAACCTTTATGTTTTCTTTGCCCGCTGTTTTAATCATTCGTCCTCATTCATACAAGAAGGCCACTTCTATCGATCCAGGTCGTATTATCTCAAAGAACTTTGCTGATACTGAAGATCCAGAGTTGTCTGCATAGTTTGTAGTGAAAACTATCTCAAAGCCTTCTGCTTGCTTTACCGAGGATAAACTCTTGATTAGGTCATTGTCTTTTAATCCTTGACCGAACTCCCAGTTCTGTAGGTTAAAGAAACTATTCACGCTGTTTTCTATGTTTGTCCTTATTTCTTTCTCGAATTTTCTGTTTATCTTGGAAAGAGTAACCTCTACGGACACATCTGTTTCTATTATTTGACCGTCTTTTATGCAGATGAAGTCTGTTATCATCTTCTTGTTCTCTAGCAGATCTGCAAGATCTCTCTTGATATTGTCGTTTGCCTCTTGAAGACCAGAACTTCCGTTCCTTGCTAAAACATATATGTCTACAACATTACCTGCGCAACCGTGATTTCTTAAAACCGCGATTGATTTTCCTATCTGGCCATGATAAGGAGTTACAAACTGGTCGGCAAGAGTCTTGTAATCAAGGCCCGTTACCGCTCTGTCTTGTGTGCGCAAATACGCAGGAAGTTTTCTTCTTATGTCCTCTATTGTGTCGCCGTCATACCCGTAGTCACCCTTTGTGTAATTAGAAAATGTGACTGGAACACTTGAATTTAATCCGAATACGGTGGCTTGACTCTGATATTCTACATACCCCGTAACTATATTGCCTTTAACCCCGCCGCCGGTTCTCGCCTTTATTTCTATCTGGGATCCGTTGGGCGGTGAAAGTCCCGCGCGATTATTACCAAACATGATGTATGCTCTGTAAGACGAGTCTAACTCCACCCTGTACTCCCTCCTTGGTTGAGAATCGCTGAAGTATTCGACTCTCTCCCAAAGTATTCCATCCACCTTTACACTTATGGAATCATATATAACCGAGGTCTTTGTTGTCTGGTAAGACTGGAGCGTTTGGCCTGTTCCCGTGTAGTTGTCTATGAATGTGCGGCCCTCTAGTCCAATCAAGGAAGAATTAGTATATGCGCCCGCTGGTATAACTATAGGATCATCAAAAACTGGATTATTTTTGGAGTCGGCTGCAAATAATTCTATTGATATAAGACCATCTTCTGTTCCTACGTCTATGGATATAGGTGTCAATATCTCAAGATCTTTATCGATCGGATTATTTATTGTGGCTGTCCACATAGAGCTTGCGGGAATTGGCGGGGTAGGCTTAAATCCGACGAGCTGGCACAGTCTGAAGGCATTGTCGGGCTCTGTAACCGTGTCTATAAAAAGCTCGTTGACCATCTGGTCCATCTTAAACGACAGCGTGTCCGCTATGAACGCCCAGTTCTCTACCAGCATCACGGCTATAGAACTCTCTACGAAGTCGTTAAAGGCATTTGGGATTACAGTTCCAGTCTCTCCGAACCTTTCCCTAATAAATTGAACAAGTCTCGTCTTAAGTGACCAGAAGTCTTGATTTGTGTAATTGAGGCTTATTATCTTGTCATTCTTTATCGGGTTGGATTGAGAGTATGGGGATATTTCAAAAGGGCAGTTTTCGGGCATCTCATTGACCTCCCAGAGGTATTTCCAGTTTTAGTTCTTGAACATTGCGTATGTTATTAAAGTCGGCAAATAAAATTCTTATCAATAGTATGTGACCAATGTCTTCTCTTTTATCTGAGGTGTCAAGTGCTGATCTCACTTCTGCGTCCGAATTTGTGACTTCTATCTGAGTTACGGCTATCCTAGGTTCCCAAGTTTTTATCGAATTTGTTATTATTTCCTTCACATTATCAACTAATATCGAATCATTGGGCTCAAAAAAGAACCGCTTGAGAGGGGTACCGAACTCAGGAAGCATAACCCGCTCCCCGGGCTCTGTAAGGAGCAAGACGAGAAGGTCTGATTTTATCTGGTTTATTCCACTTTGGGTTCTGAACAGACCTAGTGGATGTTTGGTTATTGGATAAGGAAGACCTAGAAATGACATTTTAATTACCTTCATAGGGAGGAGGACAGTTTACGCCGATGCTCTTGTCCATCATCATTAGTATGCTTATGGGTTGAGCCTCAAGTGATGCCGATGCGAAAACTCTATCGCTAGCCACGAGCTTGGATCGCTTTGTAATGGGGTCGGTGAGCAAGACCGCCACTTGACCGACGCAAGGCACACACTTCATGCTTTCCGATTCTGGTGGAGGCGGACAATCCTTGCCCGCCATAAGCAATATGAACTTGTCTGCTAAAAACGCATGAATCTCGGCTATATTGAAGTAAAAATTGCACGACATGTGAATCGAGTGCTTAGAAACCATTGTCATCCAATTCTTTGGACCTAGACATCCACCCTTGCAAAAATCATCTGGAGGTGTGGTTTTTCCCACCCCTACGACAGTCACGTGGTCTCCTTCCGTCATACACATGTAGTCGCCACCGGCCCTTACGAAGATATAGCCGCAATAGTCGCTCTCTTGCATTCTTATGAAGTGAGGCCCGCAGCAAGCATCATACTGAGGAGCCATGATCTGGATATACTGGCTCTGGGTGTCTTTCTGGTGGTTGTCGTCGGCCATCATTATCTCTAAGCCGTATCCGGTTCTTATCCTTACGAACGCGTCAGTAGCCTTGTTTGTGGGCATTCCGCCCTCTCTCCTCTTCGGGCCGCACTGGTCGTTGTTCTCGTCGATCATCTGGATGATGTGATTAGAGGTGCTGTGAAGTTCAATGCCCCTCCTCGGCCCCGCACGGCAGTTTTCGCCTTGCGTATCGTCGTTCATCTCTATTCTGTTGCCGGTGGCCGTGAGCAGCCGTATGAAGTTTTCGTCGCCCCTCGTTTCAGGTAATCCATCGGGTTCGACGTCACTGATCATTATCTGGTGACCATGGGCGGACTTCCAAGTCGTCTTGCCTTTAAAAACTTTGTCACACCCATAGTCGAACATCTGGATGCCACGCTCCCAGTTGTTTTTTCCCTTGGGTTCTTTTACCGAGTCGTCCATCCAGAATGTGTGTCCGCTCAACGAGGTCATCTGTATTCCGGACTGAGGAAGCGTCGTCTTGTCGACCTTGTTATTCTGGGGATTGCCAGGCCCAGAATATGGGCGGCACTCACTTCTATGTTTAAAATAAGGATTTGCACATTGCCCCTCGGAACTGCCACCTCCCCCGCCGCCACCTCCGCCGCCACCTCCTATCATCATCACACTTGGAGACACAGGCGTGTTGTCACCTTGTACATCTGGGGGGCACTGATCAGGTTTTTCTATCGGCTCATCACCCTCATTACACTTGCTGAAGTCCCCCGATCCGCACCCGCACTTTGGATTAGCCCATTGCGCGGCCGGATGCACCCTATCGTCCTTGAGTATCAGATGGTTTCCTTGAGCCGACTTGATTTCAAGCCTCTGCCAACGGAAATTACACTTGTAGTTTCCATCGACCATCTTGATCATGTGCTTCTGCGGCGTTTTCCATCCGTATATGTTCGGATATGTTATCTTATTTCTTGCATCTGGATCATTTTCAAAGTCCGATATCGTATCAATATCTATTCCATTGTAGTTTTCCGTATTCCATGGAGGAAAAACTTGCGTTTCGTCGTCGCCGAGAAGATATCCGCCTCTGTGTCCTCGGTGTATCTTTTCATATTCTGGAACCGGAAAGTTCCATCCTGGTGTCCTATCCCTGTCCCAAGTCGTTCCGAGATAGTAAGGCCACTGTCTATTCCCAGCCTCGAATATCAAGCACAACTTTGAACCAGCAGGAGGCACCCAAGTGCATCCTGAATCATCGAAGCCGCCTTGATTTGATATTGGATATGCCCAAGGAAGTGAATTGACGGCGGACTCCATCATATGTTGCAAAGGACTAAAGTATCTTACTCTTCCCATCTTCCAAGGGTCTATAGTGCTTATGCATATAGCCGTGTGCATACCATATATCGCCTCTTGCTGGGCAGGCACGCCCATATTATCTTTGACGCTAGTGGTCACTAACGCCTTCACTCCGTAACCCATATCAGAAAATCTCTGCTCCACTTGGGAGAGTCTCTGATCCATGATTCGGATACTGTCAGGGATTGAGCAATTGTCTAATTTACTGATTCTTATTTTTTTGTCTGCCATTGTTTATTTTAAGTGTTTTTAACGGTCGGTCCACCGCTCCCAGCACCTCCGAGTGTTTCATATCTGAAAATATCCACCTCTGGTGCTTGGAGCGTCATTTTTAATGTAGTGGTGTACGAACCTGATTGAATTGTGTGGTTTATCCCTGTGACTCTCCATTTTTTATTACTCATTATGGGATTACAGCCGGGCTCCGCCAACCAACTCCCACAATAGCCATCGCCCCCCAAATGGAAGGGATTTATTGCGACTATGGCTGCGGTTCGTCCGCCGGGCATGCCGCAAAATGCGGGTCTTGGGTCGCCTAATATCTTCAAATCGGCTTCCATCTGACTCTTCGATCCGATGACTCTTCCTGCAAGAAGGTGAGCCCTCTGCGACTTTAGCAATTCAGTCCACGCATTTTTGGGGCCGTACGACTCCCATGACTGCTGGGTTATCGTGGCTTGTTGTTGTAAACCTACCCTCTCTCCGCAATCTTTATCTTTTCCATCTATTTTTGCTTCTCTGTGGTTGTGATTACTTGTATTGCCAGGGCCAGAAGTACCACCGCCAGCCGCAAAGTTTTGCGTAGCACTGACCCAGTCGTATGTTGGGCTAAATTCTATTACAGGGCTGCATTTACCTCCATTGACTATAAATGTTCCAATATTGCCGTCCACTTGGGAGGGCCCAGAGAACCAGCCTGAAGTTGCGGCGTCTTGACACGCGGATTCCCCTCCTTTTAGAACATCTTGAAAAATAACCATTGTGTTTGATTCGGTTGGCACCCACGCTATGGCGAGACCAGCCCCATCTGGGGTTCCGTCGTTTATTCTGTATGGCTCCAACCATTTCACAATGACAGCCATTCTGTTTGAATTGTCACACTGCCAAGACGCTAGCGGCCCTCCCTTTCCGTATCCCTTCCAATCAAATTCGGTTTCCTTAAATCTTCCATCAGCGTCCCTTTTCATGAACTTGACATTTACTTGTGGATCTCTAGAGCAAATTGTCCTTATTGCCGTTTCTATGTTTACTTTTTTGTCGCTTGTCCCTATGGGCTCGTTTTCTCGCATTCCCTCAAGCAGCACACTCGTTGTGTTTCCTACTATTTTGTATTTTATCTTTCCCTCGCTATAGTTAACGTCTAATTTTTGGATTGAGGACTTAAAAACCAACGAAGGTATTACTTGTTTTTGTCCTTCACAAGTGTTTATGATCCAGCCAAATTGAAATTGCATTTCCGTTCCAATTCCCACATGCGCTGGGCATTTGACCAATGAGTCCAAGATCGCACCCATTCGTCCTCCTGCTTCATCCAAAATTTCTACTTGGACTGTGGGCGTGCTAATCCAACCCACCTCAAAAGATTTTATGCAAGCTTCATTGTTTTGTTTTGGGTAGGATTCATTCCCAACTGTTATCTGCTCCCCTTCGCCGATCCTCACCCATACCCAAGGGGCAAAACTTTCTGCTTGTTGCCCAGCAGGCCCGGGAATTTGGAGTTCTCCGCACGAGTAACTTGCGGCACATCCGGCGAGACAATTTTCGTCAACCATAAATATTTTTCGGTAAGACTATAGTCCTTCCCGCCTTAAATTCAAAAATATCCTTTATGCTATTGACCTCCATGATTTTCCACCAGAAGTCTGGCAATCCATATTTGTCCTTTGATACCAAGTCGGGTCTATACTCCATTCCGGGAGGTATGACGGCAACTTGATCGCCGCTTGATTCTGCGAACTTTTTCTTTTTGTAGGTTTCAAAGGTGATGATCTTCTCGTCAGAATAGTAAATCACCCTACTATCAGAATACCTACTCACCCTTGTGACGAATTCGGTGGGATTCAAATTTGTGAAATCTATCTTGCTCGCCATGTGTTACCTTCCCAATTTAAAAATTCTATCTTGCCCAGGAAGATCACGGCTCTTGTATACGACATCCCAGCTAGTCTCTATGTCAAATTTGAACGGAGCGAACGTCGCCTCGTCCCATGCAACTTCCGTCGGGAATTTAACAGAGTAATTTTTCAATATTACACACAACTCTTCACCTTCTGAAAGCAACTGGCCGCATTTCATTCTGCATACGGGGGGAGGCACAAAAGGAGCCCCGTTGTGGCCTTTTTGTGGGTATGTTGCACTCTGAATGGCCCTCAGAGCCATTAGATTGTAATTTATGTCACTTGGCTCTGAAACCACCATATGTATTTGCATAGTGATGGCTCTGTTGTCTGACTGAGAATAAGTCTTTAATGGGGATGATCTTCCTATCACAATCTCATCATTATACGAAGCAGACTTTGTGTCTGTTATATCTGGCAAGACCTTGAGTTCAAGTGTGAATTCGTTGTTTTTGTAATACCTCCCAGCGAAGTCACGCAAGGAAAAACAATCTTCACATGGTATTATTATGTAACAGTTCTTTAGGGGTATTAGGGAACCACCCGTTATTGTTGCTGCTGGCATATTACCTCACCTTTTAACAACTCCCAGGAGTTCCATTATTGACGACGCTTCTATTGGCACTATCTCCAACTCTTCCATATCTGCTATTACCAAAAAGACCAGCATGAACTGGCATCATTGAATCTTTTGTACTTCCCGCCTTGCCGCCATCATCACCCACCACGGAAGACCCCTTTGGAGTCATCAAATCAACTAACTTGTTAATGGCATCTTTTATTAAACCTAGTCGATCAACTTGCTCGTTTGATGCATCCTCTATTCCGGCAAGTTCCTTTACCGGAAGCTTGCCGGCCTCGGCTTGAGATCCTGCCTTGTCCCTCAATATAGTGTTTGTTATGTCACGCAGATGCATGGGCTGGACGGCACCCACATCCGACTCTCCCTCGGGCTTGAGCATTGGAACCGCGTGGTGGCCTACGGGTGTCGTTAGCGTGGCTGCCTTGTTCTCCAACCCAACTTGTGTCTTTAGCAAAAAGTCCTCCAGCCCAGAGGTGCTAGTTGCAGAAGGTATCAATTCACCCCCTCCCGCATTGATTATATCTGCCTCCAAGTTGCTCATCGCCTTGATAAATTCTGGGTTCCTCTCCACGGACTTTATGGGATCCCAAGCAGAAGCGTCCGTAGGTGTGGGAAGAACTGGGGATATCGAGGCGTTGGCCTTCGCGATAATATCGTTTGTTTTTAATGTTTCTTCTTCGACTTGCTTTATCAATTTGGATACAAAAGAGACATTTTTCGCAGGGTCGGCCAAACTCTTCAAGTTGTTCAATTCAGAAATTACGCCCTCAAGAACCTTTTCTGTATGCGTGTCATGAACGTATATGGATCCTGGATTCTGGCCCATTTCCATGGTTTTTTCCATGGCTTTGCCTTGCTCAACTTGTTGCTCCCCGTAGCCGAACATGGACTGCAACCCACCCCAAGCCGAACTCAACCCTTGCTTGATGGCCCCGACAACAATCTTGGCGTTGTCCACCGCAGCCATTCCCGTTTCTTGAATTGCCATCCCTGCCTTCGATCCGGCCTCCCAGACGTTCCCTTGCATCAAGTTCGCCCCTGCTCCGTAGAGGCTCCCCACGGCATGCGCACTGCTTGGGCCTTTTTCCTCCATCGTCTTTGCTTGCTCGGCGGCTGTTTCTTTAAATCCTGCCGCAGCATCTTCAATTCCCCCTAGCCCCGGTATCCAACTCTTCATCCAGTCCCAGATCCCGCCCAATGAAGATTTCATTCCGTCATACAAACCTCCTAGCCATGCCCCCCAAGCAGACGGATCAAGCATCTTTCCCATGTAATCGCTCAAATCCTTTGACTTCTGAAGAGCCCAATCGACCGCGCCTCCGGCCGCCTCGTATGCTCCGTACGCCTTCTCTCCTATCCATGAACCAACGGTATTAAATCCGTCCTTGACCTTGCCTCCAACCCACATCGGGAAGTCAACAAAGGTTGATTTTAATCCACCGCCAAGAGCATTTAAGGCTCCGCCCATGTTGTCATAGATGCTATCTGCTAACCATCCACCACCCAAACTTCCAATTATTCCGCCGATAGCAGTCCCTATAGGAATGCTAAGCCCAGCAGTAAGAGGAGCCAAAAGAGCTCCTATTGACGCTCCGGCCGCAGCCCCAGCGAGGCCACCGGCAAGGCCACCAGCAGCCCCAACCGCAGCCTTCCCAGTACTCTCTCCCGTCATTTTTCTAACGCCGAAATCAATTAGAGGGCCGATGACAGGAAGCTTCTTCGCAGCCACACCCACAAACTTTGATGCCTTTCCTAAAAAGCCAAGGGCCTTGGGCGCCGCCTTTGCGATGTCATCGGCACTAGACAAGACAACTTTTGCGGCGTCATCAGCCGCTGTGGCCTTCGAAGTCGCCCTCGCGGCTTTGCCCATGCCGCCGCTCATCTTCGCAAACGGATTGGCTGCCTTCGCAACATCGTCCGTTTGTCCAAACATCTTCCTTAGCCAGCCGCCCTTTTGGGCGACCTTTCCAGCAGCCTTTGCAGCGTCGTCCGCCGTAGATGCCGCCGGTTTCGCCACCGCCGCCGCCACCTTGCCAGCAGTTTTCGCTGTGTCTTTGAGCATCCCAATTCTTTTCATGAAGTTGGTAATTGGTGTAAATAGGTAGTCGCTAAACTTTTGGCTAATCGTTTGAATTGCACTGGATATGGGTTTTACAAGCCAATCGTCCGCGAACTTTGCGATCTTTGATCCCAGGTTTTTAAACGGAGTGATAATGTAATCGTCTGCCCACTTCAATACTTTACCGCCAAGTTCCTTAAGAGGCTTCCACATGTAATCGTCTATCCACTTTCCGAATCCCTTGAGCCATCCAAGAATTTTACTGAACCACCCGCCCGAAATATAATCCAACAGTCCTTTCCAAGAACGCATGGCTATCATGACATAGTCGTAAAGATTCTTCTTGAACATAGAGAAGAAGTCATCCGCATATGGCGAGAGCTTCTGCCATATCTTTCCGGCTCCCTTTATAAACCTTCCGAGCATCTTTATCGGCGACTTGACGAAAGCATTAAACAAGCCCTTCATTATTCTGAATGGAAGTTTTAAGAAGAATTTGGCGACGTTGAAACCAAATTTGCCCAAAACCATCAGAACATTCTTTGCCATTCCAACAAAGAATCCGACAATCGCATAGCACATGTCGGGTATTATTGAATTCCATACTAGTATGTTACCAAGCCACATAAAAGGAGATATTATGTCTCCCACTATACTCCATATGAAATTTACTATGGGCTTAAAGATCCCAGTTACTGCATCCAAGAACGCACTTCCCATGCCCTCAATATGCTTCCAGAACGAAGAAAAATCTAAAGTTAGCAACGACCATATTGCCTTTCCGAAACTCACTATCCATTTAACAGCCGCCGCTACAATATTTGCCATTATTTCTATTACCATCACCATTGCGCTTATTGCTTTGACTGCCACCCAAAGAATGGCTCCTATTGGAACTCCGACAATCCATCCTATTACTCTTCCTATCTGCTTAAATATTGGGTACAACATCGCAAACGCAGCGCCCATATCGGAAGCCTCTGCGCCAAAAATACTGGCGATTGAGTTGAATACTTTCAAAAATGAATCGCCTATGCCTTTAAACTGTTGGCCTATGTATAGAAATGCTCGACCAACAGGCTTGAATACATCATATAATCCTTGAAGCACTCCCTCAAAAAATACGAACGCTCCATAGAGCGTCAGCGAGAGGAACTTTTCAAGCCACTCCGCTACTCCGCTGAGCCTTAACATGCCGAATGTTAATCCGTCTAGTATCCCAACCAACGCGCCGGATATTGTTGAAGCAGCATACATTCCCCAAGTCACATCTTTTGTTTCCTTGCCCATTGCCTTCATAACGCCCGAGAAATTCTTTCCTGTGTTTTGGAACCCCGACACAGCCCCAAACACTGCGTCGATGGCGGTGAATACTATCTGGGCAGTGCCCATCGTTCCGCCTAGTATCGCCGCTCTCGCCCCCTTTGAGGCGGCCATTATTCCGCCTTTTAAGCCGCCAGTTAAAACAGACTTCGCCCCGGTGAACATTTTTGTAATATTAGAGCCCAATCCCTTGCCTATAGATCCTATGCTTGAAGGCAATTTTCTGAGGCCTTCAAATACTTTGAAGATATTAGTATCGATGTTCCAGAACCATTTAACCAAAGAACCGCCTCGCGCAACTAAAGACGAAATGGCTTTTGAAATTCTGCCGAATACATTTGAAACTAACTGACTAAAATTTTCTATACTTGAGAATGATCTTAGGATTTGGTTAGACTTCATCGCACCGGAAAATCCTCTTGTCAATCCTTTAAAAAACCCATTTCCGGCTGCTGTTGACTTTGAAAATCCTTTTACAAATGCATCTAACATAGGAAGTGATTTTCTTGCTGAGGAAAGCCCATTTGCAAAAAAGTCAAATATTTTTCTTGTTGTATCGCTGGACTTCATCATCCTAGAAAAGCCTTTTCCAAAAGCTTTGAAGAATCTATCTCCTGATTTTGCCGCTCCAGAAAATCCTTTGATAAAAGCATTTGTGAATGGCTTGGTGAACTTATTCGATCTTCCAATTGAAGAATAAATAGATCCGTACCCTTTCAGCACCCCTTTACCCATGGCTTTAAAATATCCTTGACCCGCCGCTCTAGAATCCTTGAATCCCTTTGAAATAGCCCAGAATGATCTTCTTATTCCGAGCCCCATTGATCTGAAAATTTTTGATCCATTTTTTCCAATATCTTCTAGGGCCCAAACTATTTTTGTCCTCATGGCGTTACCAAACTTTTCTGTCGATCTCAATAAGCCTTTTACCCCCCCCGGCCGCACCCGCCGAGCCGCACCCGCCCCCGTTGCAGCCGCACCCGCTGCCGGAGTCGCCATTCCTCCCAAGCGAGCAAGCCATGCGCCCATTCCCTTGATCGGGCTGCCTAACGTCGCCCACAACGCGGCACTATTAAGAGCAAGTTGAATGCCTAGTAAGCCCATGCCTCCGAGTAAGGCCATCGAGGCGGTGACGTACCCAGAAATAAATTTTCTTACATTCTCGTTGAATTGTAATATTGAAAGGTTAAGCTTTTTCTGAGGATCAGTATCAGCTTCTGTTTGTATCGCAAGTTTTTTCTGGTCTTTGTCGAAATTATCGTACATTTCATTGAAGGTCTTTGCATCTCCCGTCTTTAAGGCTTTGAGCATTCCGCTGTAGTCGCCGACATCCATTCCTTTTTCTTTCTGAGCCTTCATTAAATTTTCAACACTAGCAACCATGCTGTTCTCGAAGAACTTCTCTTTGTCCATTCCAGCGACTTGAGTCGCCATCTGCTCCTTAGTCCCGCTGAGTCCGAACTTTTTCGCCATCTCCGCAGACTGAGAGGCCATGTTGATCATGGCGGCCGACATATCTGCCTTGCTATTTGCGAAGTCATCGCTCTTGAATAAGCTTGTCATTGCGTCTTTCAAACCTATATCGCCAGAGGATTTCTCTCTCAGTGACGACAGCACATTTTGGCTTGCTCCCATAATGGCTTGATCTTTTTGCTGCAAGGCTTGCTTTTTTTCTTCCTCGGTTCCGAACTTTGAATTGGCTCTTTGATCTAGATCGTCCAAGGTTCCGCTTAGACCCTTACTTGCTTTTTCATGCGTAGATATTAGATTTTCTAATCCCGCTATGCTCGTGCCTCTAGCTTTGGCGAACACTGCTAGCGTTCTTCTTTCTTCCTTGGACATTGTCTTAAAATCAAAATCTTCTGTATCTTTGCCAACGACGTGAGCCACCATTTCTTTCATTTTTGCAGCTATGTCACCTTGATCTTGTCTAGTTTTCCCGAATTCTCCGAAAAGAAGCCTTTGGGAAGCGTCGCCACCAATTCTATTTGCGACATCGTAAAGCGTAGACTGTACCCCAGCGTCGGCATTCTGAAGGGCTTCGTAACTGGACATCGCTTCTGTGAATTTGATATTTTCTTCAAACCCCGTCTTTTTGAATTCGGCGACCATTTGAATTGCACTTCTTGCGGCGTCGGAGGTAAGCGTCCCTTGATTCCTCATGTTTTTGAGGATCCCTTCAGAGGATTTCATCGCGCCGAGAAGTTCGTCGCCTGTCACTCCCGTGGAAAGCGCCACATCTCTCATGCTCCTTGAGAGGTCGCTCATCTGATTTGCGCTCATCCCTAGAGTTCTATGCCAATCGCCAAACAAATCGGCTGTCTGTTGAGTCTCGGATCCGATCATCGTTGATAGGTACAAACCTGACTTCAGAACCTTAAGTCCTTCTTTCTGGTTCTTAAACCCCTTCTTATAGTTTGAAGTTACGGCTTTATTGAGAGCATCTATAGACTTTCCGGTCTCGCTCACCACCGAACTGCCGAGGTTAACGAATTCTCTCTGCATGTCTTTGAAATCGCCAGTTACACCTTGGGTCTGGAAAGCTATCTCTCTCATCTCTTGTCCGAACTCTGTTGCGTCGGCAACCGATCCGGCAAAAATTTGTTGCATGATGTTGCCTTCGCCGCCGGATATCATGTTGCTAACGCCCATCGCAAACTTGGCCGACTTCTTCCCGAAATCATCCCAGAAGCCTTTGTTTATATATTTGGCCATGTCTTCGCCGTACTTATCATACTTTGAAGGATCTGGCGGGTCTGGCGGACCACCACCACCACCACCACCACCACCACCACCACCACCACCACCACCACCGCTACTCGGTGGCAAAGCGGCCGCCGCGGCCTTCTCAGTTTTGCTTTCTACGCTTATTACGGCAGTACCAACTAACCCCTTAAGTCCCTCCTTTATCTCCGTTCGAGCTTTTTTATGGCTTTTCAATATCTGTTTTAGGATGTCGTTTGTTGCCTTGGGCTCGACTTTCTTTTCAGAAACTCCCGCTGGCTTTTCTGCCTTTTGCTTTTCAATAGTCTCACCAACCTCTTTAAGTTTGGTGACTAGATTCTTGAATTGGTCGGTGCTTTGCTCTATGTTCTCGCCAAGATCTTTAAATGCTTGAACAACATCCGGATCCAGACCCCCAGCCACCTTAGAAAAGTTGTCAACTACCACTTTCGTCGCAGACAATAAGGCAGCCTTCAAACTTTCGAAGGCGGCATCCATTTCTTTTATTTTTCCTAACGAGTCTTCCATCACTCTCCAGAGTTAATTTGACCCTGTTGGGGCTGATTTAAAGTAGTCATTTGGCTGGCTTTTGGATTTATCTGTTGTCTTATCTGCTCTTGAACTTGCCTTCTTATTATCTGAACCTCGGCGGGATCGTAAGACCTCACTGCCGACATGATTCTCAAAAGGAAATTGCTGTCGAGAACCTTCATCTGGCGCACGCCTGCTCTCTTGTAGGAGCGGTAGGCGGCCTTAAAGTTCTCGTCGTCGGAAACGGACTTGTAAGAAAAGCCCATTTTGCCGGTTCTCGCAATCAATTCTCTTATGGACGGGAATGTTAGTCTGTGGAGATTAATTCCAGATAATTTGTCTGAGGCTGGATTGTTGTCGATTATTATTACTAGTGGATACGGATCGTGCTTCCAAAACGTGTAGTTAAAACTGACGAGGCTACCCTTTACCGCCACGAAGTTTCCCTTCATTCTTTGGTTGGGGTTGGCGGCAACATCTTGGCCGACAGGGGCGAAGAACTGCTCAAGTAAACTTTTTCTGTTACGGGGTTGGAGTGCCATTAAGCGCCTATGATTAAGCCGGAAGGGTTGGACACGGTATATAGGCTTTTTGGCGGAAAATTTGATCGAATTACATAGTGTTTGAAATGTCTCCAGCGCTTCCGTTAACCATTATTTTACTTTGCGGATCGCCCGGTGTTGAATTTAACTCTTGTTGCGCCTCGGAACTCTTCTTGAAGAAATTTTTGAACTCGTCCACAACCGCTTCTTTGATCTTATCGGCAGCCTTTTCTCCCGACATGTCAGATACAAGGTCAGAAAAAATATCTTCTAGGTCGAGCGAGTAGGCTTGGCCGTAGGGCTCGGTGGAGTTTTCGTTCTGTATTCTGTAGGCGAGATTGGATCCAACTTTGTATATTCGCACACCCTCGAAATTTAGTCCTTCTTGAGGACTTGAGAGGAAAATATAGGGACTATCGCTCTTGAGGAAGTCTTGTACTTTGAGTCCGCCATCCTTGAGTATGTCGCGTATTATCTCCAACTCCTCCCTGGCCCTCGCGTTTTTCTTGTCTATGAAGCTTGAAAATCTCATTTTCACCTTGTGCTGTTGTAAAGGCTGGTCATCATCTGTTTTTGATCTTCGCTGTTTTTCTTGTCGTTCATGTACTTTGCGTAGGCTTGTTCTCTTTCCGAGAACTTTGGTGGATTCGGGCGTTTCCACTTGTAATGATCGCCCATTTTCACGTACCACATCGGAGGGGTTATCTGTTTGCCCATATTGAATGCTATCTGTCTATCCTTCAAGAATTCGCTCACCTTCTTCAATTGATAGTAGTACAAGTCATAGTCGGAAATGTGATGGTCGGGGCGCGGACCTATTCGGCTGTCAAAGGGGATTTCGCTGAACTCGCCTTGGGCATCCATAGCCGGGGCTTGAGGCGTTGCAGCCCCGACCTCTGACGGCCTCCCCAATAGTCCCGCCGCCGCCACCACAGGCATCATTGCTCTCTGCAATGACTTGGGAATCTTGACCTCGTCTAGCATTTCGGGGTGATTTTTTGCGAGATATTCTTCAAATTTCATTTCAGCACTGCCTCATGAGTAGATCGTGGACGCTGTATACGCACCTTTTGAGCACCTTCAAGTCGCTCGGGTTGCCGGGATAAGCGAACTCTTTGAATTCTGTTCCTTGCATCGCCTCCGCCGCTTCCTTGATGGTCGCCAACCCGGCCGTGAGGAATAGCATTCCGTTCCTTTTCTCCATGAACTCTATCTCGTCAAGTTCTGGATTGCCGTACTCATCTTGACCGCCCGTCTCCTTCACGAAGTAGATCTTTAGGTCTATCATCGGCACTATTTGGCCGTCGTCGGTTATCATCGCCTCCGAGTTCTCGGACTTAACGGTTTTGACGAGCACTTTGCCTTCTGTGTAGGCACCTCTGAGGGCGTTGGACATGTCCCATCCGAGGTAGTAGATCGTTCCGCTGTCGTCTACTACATTTATTATGAACGCTTGCTCGTCGAACTGTTTCGCGATTGATTCAACAACAATCCTTCTCCTCAGCACGTCGCGCTCTTCGGGGCTCCCCTCGGCAAGTCTCTTGAGTTCGGGCTCTGACAGATATCTCTCGGGATCATCCTCTCTCAAACTCCAACTCCCAAGGGCGACCTCTCCCCATTCCGAGTTGAGCCTTGTGGACATCTTGATCGAGTATTCCTTATCATTGAATATGATATTTTCCTTATCGGGGCTGCTACTTACTTGGACCGAACCGGTTAGCGCCGCTAGAAACTTTCTATGTATCTCGCCCTTGTTCCCGCTGTATCCCATCATTCTTATAAAAGCCTCGTTCAGTCCTGGAACCGGCTCCAACCCTTGAAAGATATGGTTGACAACGCTCGTTGCGGGATTGTTTTTGTCAAGTTGATCTTTGATGCTCTTTCTTATGTTCTTTGAGGCGCTTGCGACATTAGCGTTGGCTCTCAATAGTTGCACATTCCAATTATCTTCCACGAACTTCCTCTGGTAAGGCACCATCTCGTCCCGTTCCCTCATTGGAGATAGCATTTCCATCAACTTGGCTGCATCGCCCTTGACACTTTCCTTGAAATAATTTGACTTCCACACCTCAAAATCCAAGTTGCTATCGGACTCCTCGGGCATATCCGGAGTCTCGGGATCTTGCGAAACGTCGTCTTGGGTCGGAACATCGTCGGCCGGAACTTGTTCTGGCTCCATCTGTCCACCGTCCATTTCCGGGCCCGCTTCCGGGGCGGCTGCCACCGGATCTACTTGTTCCGGACTCTCAGCCTCTAGCCAAAATTCAAGATTGTGGTTCATGTTTCTTTCTTCTCCCTCTGAATCTTTTCCATTAGTGACTTTCTGTTGATCCCGCTGGAGTCGTATATATTGATTGTGTTCCCGCCTTTTTCCTTACCCTTCCCCATCCATGGCTGAAAGGTGTCGGGCTGCTTCAACTTGACCCTCGTCATTAAGTCGGCTATCTTCGCCATCCTGTCGCTTGTCTCTATCTTCGTCTTGAGAAGATTGACAAGCGCCTCCTTGCTAGCAGTAGACGAGTCGCCGTCATTAAGGACCATGTTAGAAAAAGTGTCGACAAGGCCCGAAACTTGATTTCTATCATCACGCAAATTGTCCATTATTTCGCCATAAACACCCAAAAGGGACTCGTCGCTAATGATAGACAATTCTTGTGCTTGAGGCCTCGCGGCTGTGACCTCATCCGACCCGATGACCTCCCCTCCCAACTCTAGTTCTTTATCCATACCAACTATATAGAATGACTTATTACAATTGTCAAAGGCACTTATGGACGAAGATTATCCAGATTACTCCTCGCTTAAAGAGTCAATTGACAAAGCAATGGAGAAGGCAAGGTCAATCACAAAAAAAATCTCTGAAATTGAGAAGGAGATTGACGAATTAATGCGATCAAAGCACGATCTGGAGGCTAGGGTGAGAACTTTGGAATCGGAAGACATTGAGGTCGTAAAAAAGCATCTTTATGAGATAGATAGTAAAGTCCGATCTTTCGAGTCGGATCACGACAAGAGAAAGCAGAGTTGGAACATGGCTCTTAACTTTTTCGTACAGTTGTTGTGGGTTTCGATGGCTGCATGGCTGCTAACAAAACTAGGATTACAAGGCCCCTTATGAACTTTAAAGAATGGCTCTTATCTGAAATCGCAAAGAGAACAAAACTTTCTTCGGACACCGTCTCAGATAAAGCAACTGCCTATGGGATTCCATTCGGAGGCGACAGAACGCCGGGCGCTGTCCAAATGGTGGCAGGCGGTTTGGCAGGCGGCATAGGCCTTGGTGCTCGTAGAGCCTACGAACGTTCCGGTGGAGTTACAAGAGCAACTCCACAAACAGCTGATATTCCTACGCTGCCAAATAAGAAGGTTTCTGACGGTGTTTCCTTGCCGCTACAGTTGCCGGCTTTGCCCACGGATGATAGTCCTTCGGGTAGACGCAGGGACGGCACTCCTCTATACATGATTACTTCCGCTTCGTGGAATGCTGTCAATAACTTGACACATGACCCGGAAACTGATTCAAGAGTAAGAAAGGTTGGTGAATCATTTAGAGAGGGAGATGAAAAATTCATCCCTCCCGCCTCTGGGAACCAGCAAGAACTAAACTTTGCAATATCTTTCACGAAGACCTTGATCCACATCATGACGGTTCAAAAGATGAATGATGTGGACCCCGAGATACTCAAGAAGTACGACTTCGTAAACGCCCACACGGAAGTGGAGCATGTCGATAAAGATAACGTTCTGACTTGTGTATTCTCTTTCAAGAAAAGGGACAATGTGCCAGAAGGAATCAAGAAGCAAAATTACGAACAAAATTGAAGCGAAGGAAAAACCATGAAATCATTTAAAGAATTTATAGCAAATAGAGACGTCATATCCGAGGAAACAGAAAAGAAGGAATGGCGTAAGGAATACATAAAATTAGAGAAAGGATTCATTCCTCCTTCAAACTTGCGTCCAATTGTACAAGCGTTTATCGACAGTGGATCAATATCCCTTACTAATGACATTTCATCTAAAGTGACCATGCCCAAGAAATCTTTGTTCTTGGTCGGAGGTCCAGTACGCGACTTTTTGCTCGGAAAGAAGTCCAAAGATCTTGATCTTGCAACAAATGCCACGCCCGAACAGATCGCCGTGATCCTCCACAACGCGGGTTTCTCCATGACGAAGGAAGATCCAAAATGGGATCTTCCTTTCAAGCCTAAGATCGCAGGGGACGATGACAACAAGAAGTACTACTTGAAAGGCAGAGATTCTGCCGACAAGCCGTTTGTCGTCGGTGCCGTTGTAAACGGAGAGGAATTTGACGTTGCGACGTTCAGAAAGGACGCGAAGACCGTCAACGGCCAGTCTGAAGTGGACTTCGTAGATAACCCCCACGAAGACGCCGAAAGAAGGGATTTTACCATCAACGCCATGTACATAGAACTCAACAAGGCCGATGGAGAAAACGGCAAGCTTTATGACCCAACCAAATCCGGATACCATGACCTTCATTCGGGAAAAATAAAGGCGGTCGGCAAAGCCGAGGCTCGATTTGACGAGGACAAACTCAGAGTCATGAGGGCGATAAGGATGCAAGCCAAGTACGGAAAGCAGCCCATGGAGCAACCGCTGAAGGACGCTATATCTAAGTTCTCGGACTTAGAGGGCGTGGCTTTAGAGAGAGTCCGAGAGGAATTCCTCAAGGGCCTTGAAGATCCGTCAATAGACCCCAAGAAATACATAGTCATGTATTCTAGACTCGGCCTCTTGAAGAAAGTCCTCCCAGGGGTCCACCTTAACGTAGAAGTTCCTCCTCAACTGGCGGACAAAAAAGACAAGTACCTCGCCCTTGCATGGATACTAAAAGACAATTCGATA